GGACAGGCCAGTGCGGCTCAGTCAGCACGCGGGGCCGGACGTCTGGCGGCTATGCGAAACGCGCAGAACAACCAGGCGCAGATTCAGCAGCAGGCCAACAGCCAGGCGTCCGGACTGCGAGCGCAGGAGATCGCGCAAGCGCAGGGCATGCTCGGAAACGTGCTGAGCGGAGCGCGCTCGCAAGATCTCGGAGCCGCCACCACTCAAGCCCAGCTTGCCCAGCAGGCCGGCCAGTTCAACGCCGGGAACCAGCAGGCGCTCAATCTGGCAAATGCGCAGTTCGGGCAGCAGGCAGGGATCGCGAACATGCAAGCGCAGCAGCAGGCCTACAACGCCAACGCTGGCGCCGCCAATCAGTCTGCTCTCAACTTCGCTCAGCAGCAGAACGCAGGGAACCTTCAACTAGGCTTGGCCAATCTGACCGCAGAACAGCAAGCAAACGCACTCGATCTGCAACGTCGTCAAGCCTACTACGACGTCACCAACCGGGCAATGCAGGGACAGACCGACGTGCTGAACACGCTCTACGGCGGGCAAGTCGGATACGAGGACTACATGCGCAAGAACAACAAGGGCGTCCTCGGGGATGCCGCTGGGTTCATCGGATCGATGGGCCTCGGCGGCGGCCTTGGCGGCCTGTTCTAGGAGAACACCATGGGCGTCGACGATACACCCCAGCAAGGCGCTCTGAATCGGGCCACAGGCCTGCCGTTTTCCGACAGCACGACAACCTACAGCCCGCAGGTCAACACGAGCGCTGTACAGAACACGCCGGAGCGCCAAGGGTTCGTCGACGCAGAGCAACTGGCGTACAAGGACCAGGCGGCGGCAACGAAGACCGCGGCCTTTAGGGAAGCCGAGGTTGCTCGCCAGCAGGCCGAGATCATGCGGGCGCAGGCAGCGCAGGATGAGCAATATGCCGTCGAGCGTGAGCGCATTCGACAGGATCACGCTGGCCGTATCGCCGAGGCGCAGAATCTGCAGCGCCAGCGGGTAAACGAGGCGATGAAGGACCCCGGCGGGTACTGGGACAACAAAACGTCGTTTGACAAGACGATGACCCGCGTGTTGATCGGGCTTGGTTCGATGGGCGGCGGCGACAACAAGATGCTCGCACTCGTGAACGACGAGATCGAGAAAGACCTGAAGAGCAAGCAGATTCGGTCAGAGCGGCTGTTCAAGCAGGCCGAGCTTGCGCGCGGCTACGCTTCCGACGCTTTGCGGGCTCGCGCCGAGGAGTTGTCAGACCTGGACACAAACCGGGCCGCCCTGTGGAACATCGTAGCCAAACGCACGGAGCTGGCGGCCAAGAGCGGCATGGCCGGAAAGATCACCGCCGAGATGCAGGCGAAGATCGCGGAGATTCAGCAGGCCGCGGCCGAAAAGGGCATCAAAGCTTCCGAGGCGGTGGCCACGAAGGTTGACGTGCAGGGCGCGCACGAGTCGACGACGCAAGCGATTGGCACAAAGGTTGGCTCCGGTGAAGTGCAGCGTGAGAAGGCCAACGAGATCGCGGTAACCAACATGCAGCTTCGTGGGCTCGATGAGCGCAACGATCTGATCCGCAGGAATCCGGAGGCATGGAAGGCGTACCAGGACGCTCTTCGAGAAGTGGATGAAACGCAGAAACTTAGTGAGTCGACGCTGGGGAAGGCGGTAAATCTGTTGCAGGGAACTGGCGTGACAGCAATGGCAGTAGATCAGCGACTCGCGAAGATTGAAGATCCAGCGGTCAAGGCAGCAGCGAAACGCCTCAACCAACTCGACCCGATCGTTCACGCAGCGCAGGCGCGCATCCTTGACCCTGTTGGAGTGCTCAACGAAGGCAGCCTGCAAGCAGCGCGGAAGTCACTCAATCTGTACACCTCGGAACCGGACGAAGCGATCAAGATCGGGAAGCAGTTCCGGCAGCAGTTCGAGGAAAGATCGAGTCTGCTAAATGCCGGCAACAAGATGGCCATGGCGAACGCGTCGATCGAGGAAGAGAAGCGACAACGAGCCGGCAAGAAAGGCGAATCGGCGCCAGTATCGCCGCAGCTCAAACGCGACCTAATCGAGGCGCACAAGGCGCTGCTCGACCCCAAGGCCGACCCGGCGGTGAAGGCCGCTGCCAAACGATTCATCGCTGACCACGGGGGCAAGTGATGGCAAGTTTCGCCGACTACGTGAACCAAGAGAAAGCCAAGGCGACAGGCAATCCCGCTCCGGAGACGTCTGACGATGCGCTTGATCGAGAGCTTGAGAGGCTCCGCGCTCAGGTTGCCGAGGCCGAGAAGGCGCAGCAACCGCGTACGGTGCCGCCAAAGGACCAGGCTGCGCTTCAGCGGAAGATCGACGCCGGCATGTCGCCGCTGCCTGGTGGATTGGGAACGCTCGCGCAAGCGCTTGGAGAGTCATACTCCGAATTCGGCCGCAACTTGAATCAGCGGGCGCTGGCTGGTTTGTCAGAGCGAGCATGGAACGCTGTTGGCCTTGGAGGGTACAAGCCGGCCCAGCCCATGCCGGAGCCAGGGAAAGTCTGGAGACACGAGGATTATTGGCCATCACAGGAGTCGCTATCAACCGGCCCAGTCATGGCGGTGGACGCCGCTGCGGTTGGTGGTCCCATGGCCAAGGCTGGGCAGACGCTCGCCCAAGCCCCGGCGACACTGGCGCGCATGTTTGGCGCCAAACAGGCGCAGACCGCGGTGCGGCCCGGGTTGCAGGCAGCCGCCGGAGCCGCTGCAACAGGCGGGCTCTACAACGCAACGGACACCGCGATCAGGGGCGGCACGCCTGGCGAAATCTTCGAGTCTGCGGCTGAGGGCGCATCGGTCAATACGCTTCTCGGGCAGGTTCCGGCGGTGGCCGGCATGACGAGGGACGCGGCCAACAAGCTGCTCGTCAACCGGGCGGCGCAGCCGCTGCTTCAGATTGGCCAGGGCAAGAACGCCAACAAGGCCTTGCTATCGCTCGGCAAGGGCGATGCCGTAGCCGGGCGTGAACGGCTCGGCGAAGTGCTCGAAGAGCAGGGCATGGTGAACCAGATGCAAACCCGCAAGGGGCGGCTCGGGGCGCAGGAGGCCGTCGAAAGCAGGCTGGAAAGCGTTTGGGAAAACGAGCTAGGCCCCATTCGTCGGGAAGCGCTCGCGTCCAAGCCGAACGCGTCCACGCCGTTCAAGCAGATTGAGGAGAGGCTGAACGCCCTCGTCGAGAAGGGCCAGATCAGCAGCGACCGGCACGACGATGTGCTCAAGGCAATCGCCGAGATGAAGGAAAAGGCCAAGCTGTTCAAGGGCAACGCCTACCCGGTAGAGAACCTCTACACGAAGGCACGCGAGTTCGAAAACGACGGCTTCGGCAAGAGCGAGCCGAAGTTCAAGGACGGGCAGACGGCGCGCGACATCGGGCAGGTGCTACGCAACTTGGCCGACGAGCGAATCGGCGTGATCTACGAAAAGGACCCAAAGCTGACGGCGAAGGTCCTGGGGCGAGAGGCGCCGGAGAACGTGACGCCACTGTCGCGAACGTCGCCGGATGACATGGAAGTGCTCGGCGACAAGTACGCCGATGCTCGCCGCCGATACCGCGAGCTGAAGGCGATCGAGCCGGCGGCGCAGCAGCTCACCATGCGTGAGGGGCAACAGCGCCCAGGGCTCATTTCGCGCCTGACCCACGGCGGGCAGCTCCTCGGGGCGGCGGCCGTCGGGAATCAGCTTGCCGGACTCCCCGGGACGGCGGCGGCGATCGGTGGCGTGGAGGCCGCGCGACTCGGCTATCCGTATACGCTCCGTGCGACGCGGTCAATCGCCGACCAGCTTGCCGGGCCGGCGTACAATCCGGGCATCCTGGGCTCGCTCGCAACAACCGAGCTGATGCCGCCTGGAACCATCGCAGATATGATTGGGCCGCGCGACGGGGGCAGCCGATGATGGATGCACTGTTGAGCGCTGAATGCCTGGTGGCCACCCTTGGCGTCCCCCACGTGCTGAAGCCGCGCCCAAAGGCACCCACGAAGGCGCAGACTAGCGCCGCGGATAAGATGCCAGAGACGATCCGAAAACGCGTGGTCGAGTTCGTGGACACCACCAGCCAGGGCAAGCAATCCGAGCCGCCGGAGCTTCCCGGCTACCGCGAGACCAACGATGCCTTGATCGACGGGCTGAACTTCGACGAGCTGACCGACGTGCTGTTGACCACGCCCATGGAGAGCCAGCCGGCATGCTCGCTCACGCTGAGCCGGGCGGTCGAGTACCTGCGCAGCCTGTTCCCTCGTCGAGTTGAGCAGCGGCTGACCGGCCCTTACATGCACGACCCGTCGCCAGGGGAATGGGCCGAGTTCGGGTGGGCATGGCGAATCGCCGGAAGTCCGCTGACCGTGCTCGACTTGGCCAGCGACGGCATGCTGATCGGTGTCGAGGTTAAGCACCTTCGCGAGATGTTCCCGACCATCTACTCTGAGATCTGCGGCGACATCCTCGATGCGCTCGCTGACAAGGCGGCGGCGGACAAGGACTGGATGGCGCCTTGGTGGCTGCAGAAACAGATCTGCACCATCCTCGGCATTTCCCCGGTCAGTCCCACGCTGGTCGCCGACATCGACGCGGCAGTCAAGCAGAGCCAGGCCGAAACCAAGACGAGGGCAAGCGCCCTGAAGCTGAGTCAGACGGGCGCTACCGGCCCGCAGAAGCTGGCGGACGGCGAGTGATACGATGAGAACGACGCCAGAGAATTTCGATAGAGTCATGGACCACGAGACCGGCTGTCCCGATGACCGCTCCAGCGATGAACGCAAAGAAGATCTGCATACTCGGAGGATACCACAATGCTGAAGTTCAACCCGCCTCGTCAAATCACGACCCAGCCGGTCCTGCCGGACGGCAACGGCTACACGTGGATCTTTGACTCCACGAACCCGCGGCGCTTCGACAACGGCTACCAGTACGCCAAGACGGCGGCGCTCCCGACGGTGGGCCCAGATCGCGGCGGCGCGCTCAACTGGCGCATGCACCTGACAGCATCCTGCGCCACCCAAAACGTGACACTGGTGCTGTATACGCTCGACGGCGCTGGCGTCTGGAAGCTCTACACGCCGCCCAGCGGGGCCATCACCATCACGGCGGGCGCGGTCCCTCAGGGGGTCGAGTGGAGCATCATCGCGTCCGACTGCCTGATCGGGTTCCTGGCTGGCGCCACCCCGCCGAGCGCGATCGCGACGACACTCTACTTCGTGGAGCGCTGGGGCTGAGCAGTGCAACCGATCGTCCCCAAGGTCTACCGCACGGGTGATCCGGACATCGACCGGAACCTTGATCAGATCTACGAGGCGTTTCGGCGCCTCTCGGAGTTGGTCGGGCGGACTATCGACACGACCACGGAGGAGATCGAGGCAGAGATTCCGGCGCCCGATGACCACCTCGTCAAGGCGAGCAACGCGGACACCACGACAGTTGGTGGGCTCGTAGAAAAGACGGTTGCGTCCGGCGGGACGGTGCTAACCGAGGTGACTTCGGCGGGTACCAAGAAGCTGCAGATCTACTCGCAGCCGGCGCCGGCCGTCCCCGTCGTGTCGACCACTCTGCCGAAGCCGCTCGGGACGGCTGCTATCGGCTCAGAAGGAAAGTGGGCAGACGGGGCGCACGTTCATCCGCAGCCAGACCCGGAGATCGAGTCGTCCTACCTCTACCCAGCCAAGGTGCCCGACCCGCTCAACAAGGGCAACGTCCGATGCGTGTTCGGCGTCGACGGTGGTGGCGGTGGCGGCGCCTACGGCGCGTTCATTATGGGATGGACACAGGACGGCGACACGTTCACCCGCGATGACGTGACGCCACTGCTGTCGGCGACCCACTTCGATGGAGAAGAGCCGCAGGTCTACGACGATGACGGCTACTCCGTGCTCACCGGCGCGCTCGTGTGCCTACCCCCGTCTGCCGACCTGCTCGCGGCCGATAAGGTCGACTGGGGAGTCTACGAAATTCTGGACATTGGCCGCCACTTCGAGGGCGCCACGCCCGTCGACACGCATGCCGTCTTCCGGCGCGTCGGCACGCTCAATGCCTCGGCTGACTTTGTCCAGGGCATGACCTACTACATCGAGGCGGGGACCAACTTCGGAGGCCAGTACGCGACACTCCAAAGCGCCAGCGTGGTTCTCGACACCACCGAGCAGAACTGGACCTTCTCGGCCTCGGCGCCGACGTGGAACGACGCCTACGAGCTGCTGTCGTCCGCCGAGATCACCACCAGGGGCGCAAGCTCGGCCACGCTCGACCTCGCCGCGGCTGCCACGAACGGCACCGCCACCATGGTCGCCGGCGAAGGGCTCGACCACTTCAATACGGTGGCTCCGCTCCCCGCCGCGCTCCCGGCCGGGAAGGTCGACTTCTACTTGAAGGACGTCATCCTCAGCGGCTCCAAGGGCGACGGGGTGGCCAACGTCATCACGTGCCGGATCTTCGACGACGATGGCGCGACCCCGGTGGAGATCCTGAGCGCCACCACACAGCACATCGACTGGTCCACGCTCTACAGCCAGTCGGCGCGAGATCTGACCTGCCAGGGGACGCTCAATGCGGACTACACCTGGACGCCGGGCCACACGCTGCGGCTCGAATACGACTTCACCACCGACTCGACTACCGAGGTCAGCTGCTCGTTCACGTACAACTCGGTCGACCGCTACACCAAGGTCGGCGTCACCTGGGCGAACTCGGTCATCGGGGGCACGAGCTACCATCCAGATCTGACCGGGCGCGAACTCGCCGACCAGCACCCGCTATCCTCGGTCAACCACCAAATCGCCTACACTGATGCAGATTGGGACTCCGACACATGGGCTAACGTCCCCGGACTATCAGTCGATGTCGAGGCCGGGTTCTCGTACTTGGTGAAAGCGTTTCTGTTCATTCAGCTAGGCGGCGAAGGCTGCGACATAAATTTGGACGGGACGTGCACTGCCAGTTCGTGCCTGATCAGCCATCGCGTCGCCGACGCAATCAGCGCTGCCGTGTGGCCGTATCCGGCGTTCGTCGGCCAAGACTCACGGCTACTGCGTTCTGCGCTTGGAAGCGCCGGGGCGGCGACGTACAACATTTATGGCGGATCCGGGCTCGCTGTTGGCGAAATCGATGCAATCGTGCACGTGTCGGCTTCTGGCGCGCTCACTGTTGCGGCCGATTGCGAGCCGACTGATTACCATGCCAGTTACATCCTCGAAAATTCGTGGATGGAAGTGAAAAAGATCTCATGATCCCGCGAATCATCCATCGGGTTTGGGTCCAGACAAGCTTGGTACCGGCGCCATATGAGCAGTGGTCGGCGTCGTTCCTGGAGTTGCACCCAGGTTGGATCGAGCGTCGCTCAGACGGGCTTGCGACGAATCCGCCAGCCTCGTGCTGTCACGTTCGGCAGCAGTCCAATTGGGCGCGCCTTCACATTCTGTGGGAGCACGGCGGCTTATACGCTGACTGGGACACCGAGTTCCTGCGTGACATCGAGCCGCTGCTTTCCGGCGCGACGGCGGTGGCGTCGCCGTTCTATGCGAGAGGGGCACGGCTCCGCGCCTGCAACGCTTTCTTGGCAGCGGCCCCACATCATCCATGGATCGGCAGATGTCTTGATCTGCTCAAGGAAGCGGATCCGGCAACTCACCTATCCATGGGATCCAAGCTCATCAGTGAGGCGCTGGACAGCCGAGACGACGTTAGGCTGCTCGGTCGCGAGGACGTCCTACAGCGCCCATTCTGGCGCCGCCTTGGGCGCAAACCGGATCCGAAATGGTACGCCGTCCACCATTTCGCCAACATGGACAGCGAGGTGCTCGGGTGACTCGCCTACTCGCAGGCGACCAGACCGTCATCGCCGCGCACAACGACGCGCAGGCCAAGGCACGGGTCTTCGTTCTCGGCGGTGCCAGGCAGTGGACGGCAGAACAACACGGTCGGCGGCTCGTAGGCCAGGCGCTCGTAACCGTCGGCGCACGTTGCTGGAGGGGGCGGTGGCGGAGTTATCGGCGCAAGCTTCGTCCAGTCCGCGGCCTCAGCGCTTGGTTGTGCGCTGGACGGGCCGGCGACGATGGGCGCCGTCGAGCGGTCGTTCCAAGTGCGCTCGCCCTCGGCGCCTTCCATGTCGCACGCCGCGAGCGCGGTAACCAGCAGAGCGAGAATCGTCGTTTTCATCCACCAATGGTCCGACGAGGCAGTGACTTCGTCAAGAAGCACGTGGTAAGATAGCGAAAGGACAGGCAGAATGCCAACCGACATCATCATACCTGGTGAAACGATTACTCCGCGCACAAACGCGCAGACCGGCACCACGTATACGGTGCAAGCATCAGACTCGTATCAAGCCGGAACCGCGCTCGTCACCCTGAGCAACGTGGCTGCGATCACCGTCACGGTGCCAAAGCAGGCGACGACGGCAATCCCGGTCGGTTCGGTCGTAAACTTTCAGTGCGTCAACACCGGCCTCCCGACGTTTGCCCCAGAAGACGGGGACGTCACGATCAATCCGGCCGCCACGCTGAAGATCGCGGCGCAATGGGGAGCTGCATCCCTGGTGAAGACCGCGACCAATGTGTGGTCGCTCATCGGTCTTCTATCCGCGTAAGGGAGTCACATGATCCTTGGAATTCTCAATCAGCAAAAGGTCTGGTTTGACGACGACTGGGACTACCGAATCCAGATCACCGCCGACGCTACCAAGGTCGGAACCGGGGGCGTAACCGGGTTCGCGGCGTTCTTCGATTTGTCGGCGATTCCGTCTGGATCAGCGTTCTGGACGCACGTCGCGGCCGACGGCGCTGACATCCGAGTGACGAAAGCGGACGGGACGACCGAGGTTCCGCGCGAGGTGGTCGCGATTTCGACCGCCGGTCACACTGGAGAGCTGCACTTCCGTGGCGACCTGTCCGATACGACGGACACGTCATACTGGCTCTACTACGGCAACGCGGCAGCGACCGAGCCGGCGGCAGCGGCGGCGAATGGGAAGTATGCCGTGTGGTCTGACAGCCTCGCCACGTGGCACCTGACTGGATTGGCCGACTCGGCAGTCGGGCAAAACACGTTGACAGGGACCGTGACCCATGTCGCGGGGAAGATCGGCAACGCGCTTCATGTCGACGGAACCAACTACGCTACGGGCAGCGACATACTGGACCTGCACGACGCTACGTGCATGACCGTGGCTTTCTGGGCTCGGCGACACGTGCTCAATATCAATGAGACATTCGTTGACAAATGGCAATACGTTGGCAACGGGACATTTGCGATCCAGGGCGGAGCCGTTTCGGGGAGCGGGCTGACCGTCTATGTAGCAACGTCGGTCGGCGATGACGGGTCAGGGTGCCGAGTTGACTCCGGCGCAGGAGTTTTTGCGGAAGACGAGTGGAAGCGCATCGCGGTGGTCTACGACGGTTCACTGACTGGAGACGCGAACCGGCTGAAGGTGTACGCCGACGGCGCGCCGGTATCGATGACGACCGCCGCCGGAGCCGTTCCCGCTGCCCTCACGTCGGGCACAGCACCGATCGTGCTAGGCGCGTTCGTCGGGCTTCCGCGTGTTCTCAATGGCGAGGTAGACGAGGTTTCAATTTTCGACTGCGCGCAAACGCAGGCGTGGGTAGATACTGATTTCGAAAACCAGAACAGCGCGGCCACTTTCTGGAAGACAATCGGGGCCGAGGAAGCTCGATAACAAAGGACCACGACATGGCAAAATCACTGGTGACAAACGTAGCGGTCAGCAATCTTACGAGGCTGACGTGCATCGATTACAGGTACGTATCCGACGGCGCTTCTCTTGTTGGGGCATGGGTTACCGTCCAGGCAAGGCAGGTCGCCGGTGGGCGCACACAAGCACAACAGCTTGCGGACGGGTACGCCCCAACCGTGTTGTACATCCAGGACGGAGAATGCGACACGTATCGCAGCAACACAGATCCGACGTTCAACCCGTACACCAACGCCTTCAAGCGGTCACGTGCAACAGTGGCGAACGGGCTGACGGCAATGCTTGCAGCTGAGGCCGTGGCTACTCGCCACAACAAACACGACGCTGTCGTGACGGCGCTCGCGTCGGCGGGGGTTCTCGACCCGGTTTCGTAAGCGAAAGGAGTACCCCATGTTCACAAAAAACAACGTCCTGCTCGCAGTCGGCATCATGGCGCTCGTCGCCCCGGACCTCGCGGCGTTCGCGGTCGGGTTGCAAGCGCTCGACCTGCCCTGGCTGACGTGGCCGGTTCGCGTGGTCGGGTTCCTGGCGGCGGTGGCTGCGCGGGCGCCGGTGATCGTCCAGAAGGTGCTGGAGGCGCGCAAGGCGCAGGCCGAGCCACCGAAAGGCCCGACGCCGTGAACGGCGACGCCGAAGCCGCCCGCGTGGTGATTCTGACCTGGCTGGCGATCTTCCTTGCTCTGTTCTTCGCTCCGTCTTGCGCGGTCGCCGTGCCCGCCACGGTGGCCACGAGCTACGTCACAGGCCAGGTGATCGCCGTGTACATGCCAGATTCGATCGAACAACCAATGAAAGGAAGACCATGAACCACGATGAGAAGATCGATCAGACAGTCGGAACCTCAGGCGAAGCGATCCTAAAGTTCTTCAAGTGCGGGCACCTGCCCGACAAGCTGCGGAGCGTGTCCGAAATGTTCGGGGTCCTTGCCCTGCACCTCGCGATTGATCTGCCGCGCTCGGCAGAGCGCACAGTGGCCCTGCGCAAGCTGCTCGAATCGAAGGACGCGGCAGTGAGGGCTGCGCTGTGATCCGCATCGTTGTCCTCGTCGCCGTCCTGCTCGCCGCCGTCCCTGCCCGCGCCGACACGCCTATCAGCAAATGCTGGTCGCGCGTCTGCGTGGGGCCCGAGGTGTCCGTCAGCGTGCTTGCGATGGACCTGGGCTCGCGCAAGATCACTGCGGGCCTGCTGCCCGTCGGGAGCATCGGCTATGGCGTGCGGACGCCGGGCGACTGGGTAGCCGCCGGGCTGTTCCTGTCGGCGAGGGCTGGCAGCGGCCTCCCTGGGTTCCTGGCGCCGTCGCTGCAGGTGAGGATTGCCCGCGCGTTCACGCTCGGGACGGAGTGCTACGTTGGCGAAGACGGCACGCGGTGGTCGCTTCTCGTGGGGGGAGGGTTCGGACTATGAACTATCCCGTCTGCGCGTACATGGGGCCAATGCCATACGAACCTTTCCCATTGCAGCCGTATTGGCCGCCGATTCACCAGCCACCGTCCGTTCCCACGGACGTCTCGACGACGATCGTCGTCATCAACAACAACGGCAAGATGACCGACGCCGAGCACGACCTCGACGAGCTGCTTGCTGCGGTGACAGAGCTTCCGCCACCGCTTACCGAAGGCGGTATGAGGCTGGCTGCAACGGTGGCCAAGCTACGCGAGCGGCAGCGCCAGAGGCTAGGGCTGCCAGAGCCGGGAAGGAAAGCGCCATGAAGCGCCTTGGATGGAACCCGCCGACCGAGCAGCACTACGCGCGTCTGAAGTACCGCAGCGCCGCTCCGATGTCCGTGCTCGACGGCATCATCCCGGACCAGACGTCGGACAACTACCGGCTGTGCATCCTGCTTGACCAGGGCAACTTGGGGAGTTGCACCGGCCAGGCCTGCGCACAGATGATCCGCGCCGCCCAGGTCAAGCGGTGGGAAGTCGACGCGCCACCGGTGTCAGCGCTCGCTCTCTACTACTGGGGCCGCTACCGGGACGGCACGCAGATGGACGATGTCGGATCCAACATCTGCACGGTGCTCGACATGGCGGCCGGGCTGGGCGTTCCGCTTGAGCGCGACTGGCCCTACCAAATCGAGAAGTTCGACCTTCGCCCGTCGCTGAGCACCGACCGCGGCGCCTACGATCAGCGCGCCGTCGAGCACATGACATACGAGCAGATGTCCGCGAACAGCGAGACGTTCCTAGACCAGTTGGAGCGCGCGCTTACCGTCGGCTACCTGGTCGCGTTCGGCGTGCAGGTGTCCGAGCGGTTCTGCTCCGAGCAGCCGTCTGGCATCGTGGAAGCCCCCCTGCCCGGCGAGAAGATCGCGGGCGGCCACGCCCTCACAGCGATTGGCCACAACCACGCCGAGCGATGGGCGTTGGTGCTCAACTCGTGGGGGCCGTGGGGAGACCCGGAGTTGCCAACCGGATGCTTCCGGATGAGCTACGACTACATGACGAGATCGGCAGATCGATGGTTCGTCCCGCGAGTTCCACGACCGGAGGTGAAGCCATGAAGCGCATTGCCCTTGCTGTACTGCTCACCGCCTGCGGCACCGTCCCGCCTGCTCCGCCACCGCCGCCGGCAACGGCCGATTGCCCATCTGCCTGCGAGCGCGGCCGCGCTATGCTCTGCGAGTGGGCCAAGCCGACAACCAACGGGGCCGCGTGCGAAACGGTCTGCGAAAACGCGGCCCGCTTCGTACCGTGGCCGACGGCGTGCATTGCCATCGCTGCGACGTGCGCGGCGGCCGACGCCTGCCAGTGATTCACCCGTAGCACGGCCCTCGGGCCGAGGAAGTATCTGACAATGAGCGCACACCGAGATTCGTACTCAGACGAGGCCGACGCCGAGCACATGCGGTTCTGCGAGACTGATCCACGGGGGCCGGTGTGCAGAGTTCGAGAGGAGATTGGAGCGATGAAGATCGAGCTTGAGGCAATCAAGATGGAGCAAGTCCGCCAGACCGCCGTCCTAGGTTTTTGGAAGTGGGCGCTTCCCGTCGTTGTCAGCGTGGCGTCGGTCCTGGCGTCGTTGCTGGGCTCGTGGATCAAGCTGAGGCACGGATGAAGCGCGCACCACGTGACGTCAGCGACGAGCGCGTGACTCCCCACAAGCCTGGACGGGCCGCGCGCGCGGTGAAGGCCCACGCGAAGCCGGTTCCCATCGTGACAGCATGGTCGAAGATCCCGGCTCGCTGGGAGCGGTGCCCGCGCTGCGGGCAGGTGCGCACCGTCGGGTTCGACTGGCGGCGCCCGTGCATCGTGGACAAGAAAGCGTCGAGGTATTTGGGCGAATGAACCACGCGAGCTTTTCCAGACGGCACAAGCGCGACGCTACCCACGGCGAGGTGGCGAAGACGCTGGAGGCGTTCGGGTTCTCGGTTGTCGACTTGTCAGGAGCCGGCGGCGGCGTCTCCGATCTGCTCGTTGGGCTGTGGAACGTGACAGACCTCGTGGAAGTCAAGAGCACAGCCGCTTCCACGTACACGCCAGCCCAGATCAAGCTGCGCGAGAAGTGGCGCGGATCTCCGTTCGTTCGCCTGGAGAACCGTCAGCAGGCCGAGGAGTGGGCGCGACGCACGCGACACGAGCGCGGGCGGGCGCAGATTCCGCCGTTGCCAGCGTTGCCGGGGTTGACGTCGCGATGATGGATCCAGACTGGGCCGTTCGCCGCATCGAGGATCGCCTCGCGAAGTTGCGGCCGCAACCACAACCGCAGGAGACCGACATGGCCAAGAACACGAAGCCGACGAAGAAGACGCCGATCAAGCCTGGCCGACCGCTGCGACCAGGAGTTCCAGGAACGAAGCGATAGCACCAACGGCCGCGACCTGGGCCACAGATGCCGGCGGCGAGGAGGCATCATGGACGAGCCGAAGAACGATCTGCAGCTCGACATCCCGCGCGCCTGGCTGAAACGCCGAGACGAGCTCGCGCAGCTACTCCGAGACTGCCAGCACGACGGGCGCGTGCTCGAAAACGATCGCGGTGACACCTTCTGCGAGAGGTGCGGGGCCAGGTTGACCGGCTAGAGTGGAGGCCTCACGCTGGTAGCGGCGGCATCGTAGAACTCGACGATGAAAGCCCGTTTGCGCCTCTTCGGCACGCGCCCACATCTCGGGGCCATGCGCTCACGGTACCACCGAGCGAAGACAAGCGAGCATCGGCCACAGTAGTCCACTCCGTCGGCAAAGTGCCAACCGGTAGATGGGTGGAACGGACCGTTGCAAGCGAAGCAGCGCACGGTCGGCTATTCTAGCACAGCGTCGGCTTGCACACCCGCCCGCAGACCGCGAGTTGCACGCGCTCCCCGTATGCCCGTGACTCGCGCGCGTGCTGCGAATCCAGCAGGCACGAGCGGAGCATGTCGAAGGCATTGGCGATCGACTGCTGGTCCGCCTGCGAGACCGCCCGGGCGCCGCACGGGCAGACCATCCAGCCTTTACCGAATCTCGTCAGGTGCGTGCACTTCAGCGCGTGCTCCTCGTGGCCGCATGCCTTGCAGATTTTCATGGCTACAACCCCTGTAGCCAAGCTTACCACGGCAAGCGGTTCAGTAGCGGAGAAGGCCCCACAAGTTCACCGGCCGGCCGAGGTAGTCGTAGGCCCATCGGTTCCCCGGGCTGTCGGGCGGCAGTGGTTGGCGGGCCGCCGGTTTCGTCACGAGGTGGTCGGCACGGGCCATGATCTTCGCGTCGAGCTCAGCCTGGCGGGAGACTTCGCGGGCCACGCGGCGGGCTTTGATGTCGTCCATGCGGAAAGGATACACCACGAATGCCAAAAAGCCGACGGGGCACTTGACTCGCGCCGAGTGCCCCGTCAAACTTTAGGTCGCCAAACCCTGATGAGAACCGTAGCACCACACCACAGCGAGCGCAAGCCGGACACGTTTTCCACCAACGGTGGTAGGGCGAGAATCGAAGTAGCGCTTGAGCCAGATGCCGGATTAGACGGGCACCGTGGCCACCACGGAAATGTGATGTTAACGGTGGATCCAAGGCAAGCGTTGCTGACGCCGTCCACGGCTCGAGCGCTTGCGAAATCTCTCATGGGATGGGCATCCGAGGCGGAGGCTCGACGAGCACGCCGCGATCAAGATATGCCCCCGACTGGGCAGGGTGAGGCTCCGCGGTGAAACGCGCCCTCCGTCGCAAGACGAAGCTCGGCAGAGCAAGTAGGTCGCGCGCCGCGGGTAACGCCCGAGCGCGAAACGCGCAACATGAGGCCGTGAGAGATGGTACTTCGCTTTTCGGGGGGCGAGGGATCGGACATGTCGGGCTGGTGACCGAGCCGGCTCTGGCGCGCAGCCAGCATACCCTCTGTCAGAGCCACGGAGCCGGGGTCTGTCCATCCCCTGGCACTAGGTAGCAGCAGAGCGGGAGCACAGGCTCACCGGAACGCCAGCCATCAGGATGGATGGCTCAGACCCCCGAACGAGATGGCAATGACGTATGCGTAGAGAAAACGTAACCTACGCGCCGGGCAGATCAATAGACCCAGAGCTGCCCGCCGAACACCTGCTCCTGGAGCGCCAGCAAATCGCGCTCAGGGCGCACGCAGCTCGCGCAGGACGGGCGTTCTGTCGTCGGCCGGGCGTCCGTAGCCTCACCGTCATCGTGCACGCAGTCGCACGACAGCGAGGCGCACCGGTGGCCGGGCGATACGGCCCAGGCTCGGACGGTTGACGTTGTGCGGCCCATGCGTCAATCGTGGCCATACGCGCATGTAGGTGTCAAGACGTTTCGCGTAACAAAGTGACGAAAATGGGCACCGCAAGAAAATGTTGCATAGCCAACCCGACGAGTCTTGTCACGTGCACCGGGACGTCTCGGCGCGAAAGTGGCGAGATTCTTGAGGCTAGAAACTGGCCCGCGGGTTGCTTTATCCCCAGACGTGGCAACGCAAAACAAGGAGGACACGACGATGACCAAGACGACGATCAACTACAACCGCTACGACGTGACGGTGCAATGGACCGACGAGACGAGGGAGCCAGGATATCAGGAGCGCATCGAGACCATGATCGTCGAGGCTGGCGACACCCCTGACTCCGCGATCGCCGTGGCACGCACGCTGCGTCCAAACGCGTCTAGAGTGCAGGTGCACGGCGTGGCCGGAACCGGGATCGCGTTCGACGGCCGGGCCAACGTCTGGACCCGCTAGCCGCCCGCGCCTCGTGCGCGGCACCGCCGTCCGTCAGTCGCCGCGAATCGGACGCGGGACGGGCGCCACCAGAACCACTCTAAGTGTCCTCGAAAGACCCGCCGACCGTTACCCCGCGCCTCGTGCGCGGTCCGCCCCTCTCGACGGAGCGAGGCGGACCGGACCCGAGATAAGGAGACACGACGATGAACAAGACCACGACAGCGATTCGACGATCAATGGTTCACAACAATATGCCGACAACGACTACCGCACAGAAGCTCGTCGCGAGCCTGGCAGCGCGCATCGCGCGTCACTGGCAGCGGGGGTGGCTAGGTAGCTATTACTTCTCTTCGTCGCGAGACGCGTATCGAGCAGTGGCGCGATCGGTCCGGCTGGCCCGGGCCGGGCTGCTCCACGGAGGTCATGGCCCTTACGGGCGCGGCCCTGCGGCGTGGTTGTCGTGACGACTAGCCAGCCCGCGCCTCGGTTCCAGTAGACCAGCGATCCGGCCGAATGCCAAAGGGTAGGCCCTACGGGCAGAACAAGAATCGCTGGTCTGCTGGGACCGAGGACAATAGTGTTCCCGAAAGACCCGCCGACCATTCCCCGTCCGCGCCTCGTGCGCGGCAGCCCCACCCGACACCGAGCGGGGCTGCTGGGACCGAGGACCGTGGTAGAGCGCGACGATCTGCTCGCGGTCATCCGGGCACAGTCGTGCTGGTGCTCGCTGCGCGCGACCGGGCTGCACGTGGCGTGGTGCCCGCGGCACGGGTGGCACGACGAGGACGCTAGATAGATTCGCGCCGCTAGTTGCATCTCGACGTCAGCCGTGGTACCCATCATCAATGAGCAAACGCATGCAAAAACTCAAGACCTCCACTCCAGCCGACAAGCCTCGCCTAGGCCGCCCGCCGACGCCGGCGAACCTGCAGCAGCGACGGTGCCTGTCCGTCCACCTCACCGACGACGAGGCGGCAGTCGTCGCGAGCGCCGCGCGGATGGCAACCTCGCCGCGCTCGCACTGGGCCAGGCGCGTGCTGGTGGATGCCGCGCGAGCCGTCCTTCGCGCCGCCGGACTCGGCGCTGACGCGCTGTGAAGTTTCGACAGGGCTATGTCGATTTTTCTTGCATCGACGAATCGGGCTGGTATCCTAGGATCATGACGACGAAGGGAGACACGACGATGACCAAGACGACGATTCGCGGAATGACCCGGGACGAGCTGACGGATGCGGCGCTGGCGTACGTGCGAGCTGGCGGACGCGACACGAGCGAGGCCACGGCAGAGCAGATCGTCGACGCGGCTGTCGACAGCATGCTCGGACGCGAGGACGTGCAGGAGCTTCGCGCCGAGGCCGGCGACGTCGAGATCGTGGTGGGAGCGCTCAAGCAGTTCGTTGCGCAGGCGATCGAGGACGAGCAGGCGTGACCATGACGAACACCAAGGAGACGACGATGAACACCGCGAAGATGGCATACGAGCATGAGTACGAGGACGACAGCGAGCAGCTCCACACGGTTCCGGTGTACGATGCGACCTGTTGATATCGACGTTTTCGCTGTGTTGATTCACGACTTGGCATACGCTACGCGAGAGGTCGATTACTACCCAGAGAGCATCTCGGCCGGCATGCGACTTGACAGCGCGTGCAAAGCGTGGCTGCAGGCCCGCCGGGAACAGCGCGAGCGCGCGAAGGAGGGCCGTTAAATGCGCCGCCGTCACGACTCCTGGTCCGGCGACGAGCCGACCGTGCGCTGTGAGATTCCCTCGCAGGCAGAGCAGGAGGCGCGCATCCTGGCAGCGCACGATGCCCGCGCGCCGCAGTTCCCCGAGTTCGCTCCGGCCGGCCGGACCTACTCGGTCGCCGAGATGCGTGCTGACCTGGAGACAACGCAGCCGGAGATGCCGGCGCTACCGGACCCTGACCGCGAGCCGAGCTGGCGACAGGTGCTCGCGATGGGAGTAAAGGACATTTTCTCAGAGGTACTTTCATGAAGACGAACGACCAGATCAGAGACGAAGCCTGCAAGCGCGCCAACGAGCTAGCCGACGAGATCAGGCGCAAGGCGATCGCTGCAGGGTGCTCGGAGGACGTGCGCGTCATCGGGTACGCCCTTGGCGTGGGGTACTACTTCCAGCGTCGCTACGACGGTCACGTGGAGATCAGTTTCGAGGCGCTGGCTGGAGGCCGGCCCAGACGCCGCAAAGTCAACGACTGCAAGAAGCCGATCGACGTTGACAAGATCGTCGCGCTGCTGGTCGAGCATGACGGGTACCGGAAGCGGCAGAGCCAGCAATGGCGGCTGGAGTCAGACGCTCAAGAGGCCAACGAGAAGGTGGCCGAGGAGCTACGCGCGCTCGTTCCGTGGCTGACAATCACGGCTAGGACAAGCGGACTATGGCTCAGCGTCGATGCGCAGACTCCAGCGCAAGCTCGCGCCATCGTCGACGCGCTCAAGGTGCTGCCGTGACCAAGCTCCCAGCCGTCTCGTGCCCAACCCGTCTCGGTTTCCTGCGCCTGCTCGCGGCCGGCCCGTCGGCGGCTCGTCCCAGGTTGGTCGTCTTCGCGGCGAAGGTGCGGCCATGCTGAGCGACGTAGTGCTGGCCCGGTGGTTTGATTTACTGACTGAAGAACAGCGCGATTTCCTCGCGCGTGGAGACGCGATTCGCTTCTGTCAGAGCATTCGCAAAGAAACCGGCGACCTTGGGCTAGCTCTCAGGATCTACAAGCAACTACGCGAGGTGCTGTCATGCTGACCATCGACGACCGACGGGCTCGCGCACGCATTGATGGCGGCGGCGGTGTCCACGCTCTGCTCATCGGAGCCGTCACCGCTGGCGTCGACCCGGCGAACGTCTACTCAATCGGTCGTGACGCCGACAAGGTCATCCAGCAGCTCAAGCTTGAGGTGGCGGCGCTCAAGCAACGTCTCGACGTCGCCCGCACCGTAGGGGAGGCGCGCAAATGACCGGCCTGCTGCTGCTCGTGGCTCTGGCCTGGTCGCTGCCGCCGACGCTCTACCTGATGCTTCGATGGGAGGACGACGAATGACCGCCATCGACCGCCTGCTGGCCGAGCTGATGGACCGTCACCGCCCCGAGGGACGACAGCGCGCGATCGTCATCCAGCGCGTTGGTGCCGACAGCGTCCGCGTTTCCGTGACCGACGACGTCCACTACGCGGACATCATTGTAGGCCAACGCACGCTTGAGGCCGACGGGGCCAGCGCCGAGGACGCCGCCGAGAGACTGATCACCGCAACCGACGACAACGAAAGGAACGATCATGGGCTGTGACATTCACGTGCACTACGAGATCAGGACCGAGCAAGGGGCGTGGAAGCACTACGATTGGGAGGCGAAACACGTCGTCGGCAAGTACGAAGACGGGGAGCGGAAGCTGAGTTACGACGCGTATTTCAAAGACCCGCTGCACGTCGATAGAAACTACAACCTGTTCGCCGTGCTGGCTGACGTCCGCAACGGCCGTGGTTTCGCCGGAGTCTACACAGGCGAGGAGTTCAAGCCGATCAGCCCTCCGCGCGGACTGCCAGACGATGTATCGCCAGAAGTGCGGAATGAGTCCGACGAGTGGGGAGTGGACGGGCACTCGCATTCATGGCTGACGCTGGCGGAGCTGCTAGCGTTCGACTACGAGCAGACGCGATCGTCTTCTGGGGTGGTGGACCTGGAAGAGTTCAAGGTCTTCACGGAAAAAGGCAAGCCGAACGAGTGGAGCGGCGACGTGATTGGGCGCAACGTGGTGCACGCAAGCAACACCGAGATGCTCGCTTACATCAAAGACGGGATTCCGAACGACGGCAAAATGTACGTTACGCGGGTGACCTGGCGGGAGACCTACCGAGACGCGATCGGGCCTTGGTGGTTCGCAACGCTGCAGAAGCTGCAAGAGATGCTCTGCTGGGAGACGCGTGGGCCAGAATCCGTGCGCATGGTGTTCTGGTTCGACAACTAGCCTACCGAGCGAGAGGAGTAGCACAATGCCAACCGCCGACTGGAAGAGACGCGCAACCGCCACGTCTGAAGCTGACCCGTCGTGGGACGTCAACGAAGTCCCGTGGTGCAGCGTGCACGCCTGTGCAAACTACGACGGTAAACGCTGCATGCTCACCGGGGGTCACCCTGCGACTATTTGCGAGCCCACGGTGGCCGCGATGGCCGCGATGATTCAAGCAGGAGAGGAATAGCACCATGAGCGGAGGACCAAAGTTCCTGATCAACGGCTTCGACATCCGCGTCAGCGACGGTATCTGGTGGGTCTACGACGCACGCACTGGCCTGGCAGCCACGTGTGGTGACGGCCAACTCGTGTTCAGCGCGATCTACCAGGACGTGGTTGACTGGTGCCTCGGACGCCCGTCGAGGATTGGCCAATGAGCATCCTGGACGTCGAGGACACCGGCCTCGTCCACCGCATGCACGAGCACGGGCCGTGCCGCGGGATGGGCTGCGACCACTGCTGCGGCACCGGGCGCGACGTGAAGTGCACGGTGTGCCTGGACAAGGGCAACGTGTTCTGCGAGCTCGAAATGCACGACGGCCAGGGCCGGCGCCGGGCGTGGCTCTGCTTCGAGTGCTACCGGTGGGCATGGCTCTGCGAAGAGATCCTGCAAGGCGAAGTGCTCGTAGCGCCGCTGATGGCGCACGAGTTGGCTCAACTCACCGACAAGGGGACTGCAACATGACGAAGAAAGAACGACTGGCCGACGCACTGTTGATGGCGGCGAAGGCTTGGCAGGGAGGAAATTCCAGGTTCGACATTGGGATGAACTTGCAATCCGAGAAGGATACTGAATTCTCATGGGCTCCCGACGACTCGGATTGGAACTTCCAGAGACGCTGTGATGACAGCGCGTCCTGCGCCCTCTCCGAAGTCGCCGGCATGGGATTCGACCTGGTCAACGCCAGCGGGACCGACTGCGAGAAGGTGGCGGAGATGTTGCGCGCCTCGCTTGAGCCGGCGCCGACGGGCCACGCCTACGGGTACGTGTCCAGCCTCAAGATTGAGGGCGGCGAGTGAGGTGCTCGGCGCTGCCGCTGCCAGCAGGCATGCACAGAGGCATCAGTCACGACGACTACCACGCTGACCCGTGCGAGGCGCCATCGCTGTCCAGCCACATGGCCGGCATCCTGCTTGGCAAGTCGCCGCTGCACGCGTGGCGCGCCCACCCGCGACTTGGTGCCAAGGCAAGGCAGAAGGACACAGACGCCAAGGACGCCGGTTCAATCCGCCACAAGCTGGTCTATGGAGTCGGCCCGGCGATCGTCGTCGTGGACGCGGACGACTGGCGAAAGAAGGACGCGCAGCAGGCGCGTGACGAGGCCCGCGCTAACGGGGAAATCCCGGTGCTCGCCCGCAAGATGCGAGACGCGGAGGAAGAGGCGTCGCTCATCATCGACGGATACCCGGTGCCGATCAATGAGTGCGCCGTCGAGCTGACCGTAGTCTGGTTTGATGCCGAGTTCGGCATCTGGTGCCGGTCGCGCGTCGACTCTTGGCACCGCCAAACGGCGACGATCTACGACTTGAAGACGTGCGAGAACATGGTCGCGGCTGCCAGCGGAAGCACATGCATCAAGTACGGTTACGACATCCAGGCCGCCGCGAACATCGAAGGAATCGAAACCAACTTGCCGGAACTCGCGGGCAGGGTACAATTCAAGTTCCATTTCGTGGAGCCAGGAATTACGCCGTCCACACCGGAGCTTTCCGGCGAGCTGCTGGAACTCGGGCGCCGCAAGTGGAAACGAGCCAAGGAGATTTGGGCGCAGTGCCTGAAGTCCGACAAGTGGCCAGGTCCTCAGATCACACGCATCGAGGCCCCACCGTGGTCGACGGCGCAGGACATGGAACAGCAACTCAAGCAACTTGAAGGGGGTTCAGATGGAATCGGTTTCTAGAAAGTTCGACGACAAGCCGGCAGTATTGGAGCGCGTCCCGCTGCTGGTTGGACTGGTCGGGTCCAGCGGCTCTGGGAAGACGTTCTCGGCTCTGCGGCTGGCCACTGGCATTCAGCGGGTCACCGGCGGTGACATCGGGTTCGTGGACACCGAGGCGAAGCGGGCGCTTCACTACTCCACCAAGTTCAAGTTTCGTCATGTCCCGTTCGGCGCTCCGTTCTCTCCACTCGACTACCTGGCAGCCATCGAGCACTACGTGTCTCGCGGCGTGAAAACGATCGTGGTGGACAGCATGAGCCACGAACACGAGGGCCCCGGCGGCGTGCTGGAGGAGCACGACGAGGAGACGACGAGGCTAGCCGCCGCGTGGAAGGTTAGCCGCGACTCCGCGCAGATGAGCGCGTGGGCACAACCCAAAGCCAAACGGCGGAGGCTCATCAACTCCATTCTGCAGATGGAGATCAACGCCGTTTTCTGCTTCAGGGCCAAGGAGAAGATCAAGCCGGTCAAGGGCGGCAAGCCGATGGAGCTTGGATGGATGCCGATCGCCGGCGAGGAGTTCGTGTACGAGATGACGGCCAACTGCCTGCTCTACCCGCAGTGTGGCGGCGTCCCGACCTGGAAGACGGACCAGCCGGGTGAGCGCGCGATCATCAAGCTCCCCGAGCAGTTCGCCGGCCTGTTCGCGAAGCCGCACGCGTTGTGTGAGGAAGACGGCGAGCACATGGCGAAGTGGGCGGAGGGCGGAGTGGTGCCGGCGTCGCAGCCAAAACCGAACGCCTGGGCCGGCATCTTCGCAAAGGTTGCCGCGCTCGGCGGGCCTGACGCTCAGGATCGAATCCTAGCCTTCGTCGGGCGATCGTCCGTCGAAGAGTTGACCAACGCCGACGGCAACCGCATCGTGGCCGCTGGCAAGAAGGTCAAGGAAGGCGCGTCGACGTTCGATGCCGAGTTCCCCAAGGATGGCTCTCCTGCCGAGGAGCCGTCCAAGTGATTTCCGCCGCCGTCTCGCTCCTCCTTCCGGCTCGTCACCGGCGTCGTCATGGCGAGGCGGCGGCACTCTCATCAACCACCAACCCCCACGAGGTGCCCCACCGAACACAATCCCACGTCCGAAAAACTGAATAGTCCCGTCCTTCCCTCCGCCTGATTCACAGGCAAACGGCGACCACGGCCGGCATTCAGCGAACGGTGGGAGCCGACGCGATCGTCACGATCACACACCAATAGGCGCCGCGTCGGTTGTGCCGCTACCCTGGTAAAGCAGCCTCGAAAGCTGTGGGTTTCGCCGGTGTTCGATTCGCCGGAGGCGGCCTAAATGTTCCACTGGTTACTAGTCCAAGTCGGCACCATCGAAGTTGATGGCAAAGAAGAAACGCAGCTCGACTTGGGAAACCGCAATCGCGTCGGCGCAAACACCGATCGCCGTCGGATTGCTCATTACAACACCGTCCTGGCTGGGTTCGGCTCCAGAGTTGTGACGGTTACGGCCGCCAAGCTCCGGGCTGAAACGACATAGGACCGAGCGGAGGAGCGAGGAAATCCAAGGGCTTTCGGAAGAGCGCCGAACGTGGTGGCAATGGAACCCACGATGGGATGTGTTCCCAAAAGGCGATCGCGGTTCGACTCCGCGCCTTGGACCTGAGGTGAACCATGCAGCAACTGGATCTTCTCTCCGTCGAGCCGAAGCCGACCACGAAGCGCAAGCCGGGACCGCTGACCGACCTGCGCCGGTGTCCGCGGTGCCACTTGAGAGGCCCGCACGAGTGCTTGTACGACGAGCCTCACGAGGCCTTCGTCCGTCGCGGCGAGGCCGTGATCGTCGTCCGTCGCGGCGAGGCCGTGATCGTCGAGAACATGAGGAGGTAAGAGCATGACGAAGACGCAGGAGACACGGGCAACGAGGCTGGCGCTGCAACTCGGGATGATCAAGGACGGTAAGCCGTCATGGGCGATCCGAAAGGCGCTCAAGGAATTCGACGATCGGGCCGGGACCGAGAAGGCCAAGGAGCGCGCCAAGTGAAGCCGCACAAGGGTGGGTTCAACGAGTTCGAGGCTTCCCTGAAGCGACGAATGGAGAAGCTCGCGGAGATCCACGCCGACGCGCCTGACGGGGAACGGCGGGCGATTCTGGCGCGGGCACGGAGGGAGATGGTCGAGCGTTCGCGGGTACGGAGGGCGCGCCCGTGACCGACGCGAAGACGTCCAAGCTCCGCGCGCTGGCAAAGCTTTGCATGACGGTTCTGGCCATCGAGGCCGACGGCCGGCGTGGCTGCGATGTCAAGTTCGCTGGCACGCGGAGGATGGCTGAAAAGGTGCTCGGGATCATTCGGGAGAAGCAGAAGCCGTGACCGCGTACCACCGCTACCGCCAACGCGGACAGTGCGTTCGGTGCGGGGAATCTCACGTCGGCTCGGCGTACTGCGATCGGTGCGCGGCCGTCCGCTCCGAGGCCCGCAAACGCCGCTACCGCGAGATGGTCGAGCAACGCGTATGCCCGCAATGCGGACGGCAGCACGAGGATGACCGCGTCCACTGCTCCGACTGCAGGCTTCGCGAGAAGCTGCGCGCCTGCGCGGCGGCGTGAGTCCCCCTCACCTTTGATGCGATGGCGCCCGAGAAGTTGCGGGCGTCGCTGAAAATTCGCTTGACGAGCGTTTCGGTTTTGGAACATGATGTGGAATCCAAATGGAGCATGCAACGTGAAGCTTCTCGTCTGCGGTGGCCGCGACTTTTCCGACTACGCATTGGTCAAGTCTACGCTGGATGTTTTCGGAGGCAGCCGCGGAGTCACTCTTGCCCACGGTGGCGCTCGCGGCGCTGACTTGTTGGCCGGACGATACGCCGCTTCACGCGGCTGGCCCGTCCGCGTCTTCCCTGCGGACTGGCAAGCGCACGGCAAGTCAGCGGGCCCCCGTCGCAACCAGCAGATGCTTACCGAGTTCGTGCCTGACCTGGTGATCGCGTTCCCAGGCGGTCGCGGTACGTCCGACATGATTGCCCGCGCCCGTCGCGCCGGCGTTCCAGTTCGCGAGGTTTCAGCACCGGAGCAGCAGCAATGACCTACCTCCGCCCCTTCGTCTGGTCCTTCCTCAGCACGTGCCTGTTCTTCGCGGTGGCCTTCGGCGACTGCTACCAGCAGGCTCTCGCGCTGTTCGGTGTGCTGGTGCTCGCACTTGCTGAGCTTCGCGCGCTACGTGTCGAGCGCGACATGGCGCGGTTCACCCGCGAGCATGCGCTGTCGACGCTCGCAGTGATGTCGCGGAAGCGGGGGCAGTCGTGAAACCATACTACGAGCACGCCGGAATCACCATTTTCCATGGGGACTTCCGGGAAGTGCTGCCGACGGTGACGGCAGACGTGCTGGTGACTGACCCTCCGTATGGGATTGCGTATAGCAGCGGAAAGACTGGACACCATGGCGGAATTTCACTTTGCGGAATAGCGGGTGATCAAGACACGTCACTCCGGGATGCGCTTCTGAAATGTTGGAGCGGTCGTCCGGCATTGGTGTTTGGAACGTGGAAGCGTTCGCGTCCAGAATGTTCCATGGTTTTGATCTGGGAGAAGGGCGACCACGTCGGTATGGGGGATCTGTCACTTCCATGGAAGCCAAACACCGAGGAGATCTATGTGATCGGGACAGGGTTTTCTGGCCGCCGTAATAGTTCGGTGTTGAGAATCAATGCTCCGGTGACATGGAATTCCGTGGGGCACGGTAGACACCATGCTCACGAAAAGCCATTGGCATTGATGGTTGAGCTGATAGCGAAGTGTCCGCCTGGAACCGTGCTTGACCCATTCATGGGCAGCGGCACCACGCTAGTCGCCGCGAAGAATTTCGGCCGCAAGGCAATCGGAATTGAGATAGAAGAAAAATATTGTGAGATTGCGGCCAAGCGCCTGAGCCAAGAGATTCTGCCGGGGATTGCGTGATGCTCCGAGAGTTCTACTTCGCCCATCGCTACAGCGACCCGTCCACTCACGTGCGCGCCGAGAACCTGATCCGCGCCCGCGCACGCCTCGACTACCTGCGCCCGTCGTACGCCATGGAGGATGAATCATGAAGACCCTCGTTTACCTTGCATCGCCGTACTCGCATGATGACCAGGCTGTGCGTCAGTGGAGGTTTGATCGAATCAACGAGGCAGCATCGTTCCTCATGCGCCGTGGTCTGCACATCTTCTCGCCAATCAGCGAGTGTCATCCAATCGCCATGGCCGGCGGATTGCCAACGGACTGGGCCTTCTGGAAGGACTACGACGAGGCCATCCTGTCCATGTGCCGTGCGCTCGTTGTCCTGATGTTGCCAGGGTGGGACAAGTCGACCGGCGTCGCAGGAGAGACGCAGATCGCGCGTCGCCTTGACATTGAAATGCTGTGGACATACCCGGACGATGCTCATCTGGCAGAGGTGGCTGATGCGCTCGGACGGACGGTGGAGGAGGTGCGGTGATCGCCGCCCTTTACGTCGACGCTCGCGGCATCTACTCGGGAAGGTCAGACGTTGATGTCTGGGACATCTCAAGGGACGCCCGCAAGTACGACGGGCCATGGCCTGTTGTCGCGCATCCTCCGTGCGAGAGGTGGGGACGCTACTGGAGCGGCGGCCCGTCGGCGCGCGTTCGGCGAACGCTTGGCGACGATGGGGGATGCTTTGCCGCTGCGTTGGCTTCAGTTCGCACGTTTGGCGGGGTGCTTGAGCACCCAGAGGCCAGCCACGCATTCAAGGCTCACGGCATGCTGACGCCGCCGAAGTCTGGCGGATGGGTCGCTGCGGGCGACGGTATCGGGTGGGTATGCTGTGTGGAACAGGGCCACTACGGCCACCGAGCACGCAAGGCTACGTGGCTCTATGCGGTTCGGTGCGAGCTACCATCTCTGCGATGGGGAAAGGCTCACGGGAAAGACCGTCTTGACGACGGATTTCACAGCAAGGAAGAGCGCCGTCGAGCCGTGCGAACCGGAGTTTGCCAACGGCTGAGCGCCAAACAGCGCGCAGCCACCCCCCATGCCTTCGCCGAGCTGCTGCTGGCCATGGCCAGGAGCGCGCGGTGAAGTGCCCCATCAACCGCCGCGCGATCGACCCGTGCCCGCGCAAGGTCGCGACCGGGGTGGCCAACGAATGCCAGGATTGCATCGACCAGTGGCAGGAACGCGCCGCCCTGATCGCCGACGGCTGCAGGCTCACGCAGCCGCAGGCAGAGGCCGAGGCGACTAAGCAGTTGCGGGAGGCCGTCGAGCTCGCCGAACGCGGCCAGCGCTCCCTCTTCTGACCGCCGACGGGCCGCCTTAGATGCGCGGCCGAGCGAAAAGTTGCAGCTCGTGGTTGACTTTTCGGGTGAAAACGTGGAGGATTCGTAACGTGCCGACCAACACGATTCATCGTTCCAGGTTGCGAACCGTCCCACCCTCCTTCGGGCTTTGGTCGGCACGTGGGCAGCGCAGACGGTTCGCATCTTGGGGCGAGGAGTAGTTGATGGCGTACTCGGATTTGCTGAAGGACAGGCGCTGGCAGCGCAAGCGGCTTGAGGCCATGGCGGCGGCAAAATGGCTCTGTCAACGCTGCCCAAGCAATGACAACGCCATCCAACTGCACGTCCACCACGTGGCCTATGTTCCAGGCCGCGCACCGTGGGAGTACGAGCTTCGCGAGTTGCTTGTCGTCTGCGAGCCGTGCCACAAGGAGCTTCACGGAATGCGCGAGACAGACGTTGCTCTGTCGGTGCTTTACCAGGCGATCGCCGAGGCCCACCGCCAAGGCGACTGGGACAAGATGCAGTTGCTCGCAGACGAGGCGATGCGGCTCATTGGCGAGGGCTACTACTACCGGAGTCTGGTCTGATGTACCTGGAGATCGACGAGGGGTTTCCAGGCCACCGCAAGACGCTGCGCCTCTGCTCGCTCATGCAGAACCCGGAGGCAGGGTGGTACATGATCCGTCTGTGGACGTGGGCGTGTCGCTCCTGCCCAAGCGGGGACTTGCGCGGGCTCACCCCGTACGATCTGGAGATGGCCGTCCAGTACCGCAAGCTAGATGGCGCTTGCTACAAGGCGATGGTCGAGAGCGGATATGTGGATGAGTCAAATCCTGGTGAACCGGGAGAGATTCACGGGTGGATGGAGCACACCGGTGGAGCTATTCGCAAGATGGAGGAGTCGGCCGAGAGCAAAAAACTCTGGAGATTACACAGGGATGGGAAGTGCGAGCGTCACTGTAAATGGTGCAAGACAGTCCAAGGACAGTCCAAGGACAGTCCAGAGACATTGAAAGGACGCGGAACGGACAAAACCGCACAAGACAAGACCAGTCCAGGCAAGACAAGACAAGACCAGTCCAGACAAGACAAGAGAGAGAGTAACTCTGGCGCGCGCGCGGGCGATCCTAGTGGTGTACCAGAGCGCGGTGCCGTACCAGTGCCACCGCACAACGAGCCAGGGAAACCGACGGCCCGCAATGTCCTGGCTGCATTCGCTCGGATCCGCGGCGAAACCTGCGGAGGCAAGGCGCTGTTCTTCCAGCCGACCGAATCGACCGTGGACAAGGCGGCGAAGTGGCTTGAGGCCATGCCGGTGGACGCCGTTGCCGACATCGAGCCGGCGATGAAGCGCGCCTGTGATGGAGTTCGCGACGGAGTCAAGAGCTGGAGCGATTCGCGCATGTCTGACCCGATGTTTCTGTTCGCGACCATCGTCAGCCGGTGGAGTTCGCTGCGCGAGGAGCTGCACGGATGCGCTCCGAAAGTGGCTGAGAAGAAAGCTCAAGAGCCGCGATGGGGTGGCTCGGACAAGATGGTGTACTGATGGCAAACGTTCGCAACATCGACCCGATCGCGGCGGAGAACGAATTTCGGGCCGCCATGGTGGCCGCCGGGCTGGTCCCTCCTGACGGCCTGCGAACAGACGGCAAGCTGGAGCGCGTACGCGTCGACGGGAAGCGCGGCAAGAAAGACGGATGGTATGTGTACTTCTCCGACGGCCTGCCAGCTGGCGCGTACGGTGATTGGCACGACGGGCCGGATGGCTGGCAAAGCTGGTGCGCGGCCGACACCCACCTGCTCTCTGATGCCGAGATGCGCGATCACATCGAGCGCCTCAACCGCGCCCGGGCCGCGCGCCGCCAGGAGTCGGAGAGAATCCAGCATGAGGCCCAGGATTCCGCTGATGCGATATGGGACGCGTCCAAGCCTTGCGTGGGCCCTCACCCATACCTGGAACGAAAATGCGTCCAGGCGCACGGCCTACGCGTCCACAGCGATGGCCGGCTCGTGGTTCCCATCCGTGATGGCGAAGGCCAGATCTGGTCGGTCGAGTTCATCGCGGCGGACGGCGAGAAGCGATTCCTTCCTGGCGGGCGCAAGGGCGGCTGCTGGTTCGAGCTCGGGATGCCAGGCGACGTGCTTTGTGTGGCGGAGGGGTACGCCACCGCGGCGAGCATCCACGAGGCGACCGGGTATTTCGTGGCCGTGGCTTTCGACTGCGGAAACCTTGGCAAGGTCGCCAAGGCGCTTCGCGAGAAGCACCCGACAGCGAAGATCGTCATCTGCGCTGACGACGACCAGAAGACCAATGGCAACCCCGGGCTGACGGCAGCGCAGAAGGCGGCCAAGGATGCAAACGCGCTGGTCGCCGTCCCGTCGCAGCCAGGCGACTTCAACGACCAGGCCGTTGCCATGGGCGGTTGCAGCGTCGCGGAGACTGTGAACAAAGCGCTCGCCGCGGACACTGGCCCGATCGACGCGGCCGACCTGTTCCCGCTGGTGTACGCCGAACTCGAAGCGCGCAAGGACGGGCGTAGCAAAAGCTCTATTTCAACCGGAATCGGAAGCGTCGACAAGCTGAGCGGAGGACTTCGGAGAGGGTATCTGTCCGTCGTTGCCGGGCTTCCCGGATCTGGCAAGACAGCCGCTGCTCTTGGGATCATCGCGCATAACGCGCAAGCTGGGATTCCATGCATGCTGTTTTCCATCGAGATGGACCGTATCGACATCGGCATGCGATTTGTGTCGCAGCGGTCGTGTGTTCCTGCTGCAACGTTGTTTTCTGAGAAAGCTCCGATGGACAAACAGCAGTGGGACCACGCCAGGAATGCCGCAGACGGGCTGTCAAAGGTTCTGCTCACCGTAGACGACCGTACGGTTACGCTGTCCCAACTCGTCGAGCAATCTCACAAATGGTACGCCGACAAGGTGCGCGCAGCAGGGAAAGAGACGGGGATGATTGTCGTCGACTACCTTGGCCTGATTCGTAGCGAGGCCGGGAGCGAGAACCGCAACCGCGAGGTAGCGGCGATGGCCCAGGGTCTGAAGCTGCTTGCCCGTACGCTGCGTGTTCCGCTGCTTCTGTGCGCGCAGCTCAACAGGCAGGCATCGGCGCGCGGCGCTGAGCCTGAGCTTCACGATTTGCGTGACTCTGGCGAAATCGAGGCCGCCGCAGACTTGGTGTTTTTCCCGTACCAGTGGCCACGATACGTGAACAAGGACGGCGAAACGGTCATGAAGCTTCCGACAGCTGAAGAGGAATCTCGCGGCGTAGTTGCCGTCGACAAATGGCTCGTGCGCAAGAACCGTAACGGCCCGAAGGGCGCTGCGGTGGTGAAGTGGAACGCAGAGATCATGCTGTACACAGGGCTTGGCCGCGACGAGTTCCAGGTTGACGACAGAACCGTGAGCGAAAGACGACAAGAGCGCCCGCGATGCGACTGCGATGATTGATCACCAGCGAAAGGACCCCATGAGCAAGACCGAAGGATTCACATTCAGCGGCACCGGAACACTCTCCCGAATCGACCGCTTCACCTCGAAGGCCGGCAAGGAGATCATCACGCTGATCTTCGAGCAGGGAGGGCAGTGGCCTCAAACTGTCCCTGTCAAAGTTTTTGGCCGTCTGGTCGCCACGGTCTCCGACTTGAAGCAAGGCGACGTCGTCACGGTGACCGGCAAGCTCGGTGGCCGGGACTTCAACGGGCGCGTCTACGGCGACTCGATCGCCGAGACAATCGAGCCGGTCAGCTCGCAGCCGGCGGGAAAGGACGCGCCGCCGGTGGACGATGATCCTGGATCTTTCCCGTTCTAGTCACCAACGAAAGGCAACGACATGACCACGCCAGAAATCACCTACCGAATCGAGTGCCGGCTACGCGGCTGCGTCGAATGGGAGGAATACGACACCGACGTTACCGACCCTGATGTGTCGCTGGCGCGAGCGATTGGAGGGGAGTCGAACTACCCGAACAACGCGGACATCGTCGAGTGGCATCTGGCGCGCAAGATGAAGCGGAGGAAGCCATGATGACGAAGGAACAACTCCACATCCTGCAACATTCGCTCGGAGTCGACGCTTATGGGCGAGGAGAGCAGTACCGCAACCACTACGTTGCCGAGCCGTTCGCCGACATGGACGAACTCGTATCCGCTGGACTTATGCGCGACTGCGGGGAAGGCAAACCGGGATTCATCGGCTCCGGAATGCACACGTACCAGGTGACGGAGGCCGGGAAGCTGGCGATGCGCGAGAACAGCCCTCCGCCACCTCGGCTCACGCGTGCGCAGCGCAGATACCGAGAATTCCTGTCTGCCGACTGCGGGATGACATTCGGCGAATGGTTGAAACAGATTCCGCTGATGCGCAAGGAAGGTTGGCCTGTCACATGAAACTCCTGCTGCTCATCCTCGCGCTCGCGTGGGCCGGCCTGCTGATCTGCGTTCCGGCTCGACCTGGCAACGCGGCCACGACGACCGAGAAGGCGCTGACCGCGCTGTGCCCTGGGAAGGAGCACCTTGCGCCTCACGTTGACGCGGCGGCAAGACGGTACCTTCTGCCGCGGGTGCTGCTCGTCGCGGTCATGCGGGTGGAGAGCCACTGTCGTATGGAAGCGGTCGGCGCCGCCAAGGAACGATGCGCGTTTCAGGTTCGAGGTGTGGCCCGCAACGGACGCAGCGACGTAGAGCTGGCCGACCCGGCGACGTGCATCGACACCGGGGCTCGCTGGCTTTCGCTCATGGTGACATGGGCTGGCGGGCTCGGGGAAGGAATCGGGGCGTACAACACCGGGAAGCTCGGGAACGGCAGAGGAAAGTACGCGCGAAAGGTCCTCGCCATGGTGGCGCGGGCCTGTCGCGCGATTGAGAGGAAGGGCTGAAGGATGATGAAAACGATCAATTGGCTACCAATCGAGACCGCACCGAAGGACCGCGACGTGTTGCTGTACTTGGGCAGCGGCCAGTGCTCGGTTGGCAAGTTCGACCACGACGGATTCGCCCGACGTCCTCGCCCGTACTGGTCGACAGAGCGAGGGTGGTTGTTCGGCAAGCTATGGCAGCGCGAGAATCAGCCCACCCACTGGGCGGAGTTGACACGCCCCGAGACGGGCGTTGAGGCCGCGCCGTGATGGACCCGTCGAAGATCTGTCCAGCGTGCGGCAACGACAAGCTGGCCGAGCGCGACCTGTGCGCGTCCTGCCAGGTCGGCCACGACTACGCCATCCGAGGCGTTGTCGCGTACCTGCAAGACCGAGGGATGACCCTGTCCGAGACGGCAATCGATGCCGGCGAATCGTTCGGGCACCACGAGACGAAAGTGAGGAAGCCATGAGCCGCGACACCGTGATCGAAATCGTGCTGACCCCAGTACAACTCGCGACGTGTGCCATCGCCGCCGCGATCGCCGTGCCGGTGCTGCTCGCCGACCGTGCGCTGACAGCGGCGGGCGTTCGGTGGCAGGAGCGCGCGGTTGACGTCGTCGGCGACGTCGTGTCCGGGCTCGCCGAGTGGAGGTGGCGGACATGATGACAACGCAGGACCTCGACGATCTGGCGGGCAAGGTCGAGCGAGGTGATGCTGTCGTCCTATCGAAGGACGTCATGCGCGAGCTGCTGGCGCGCGCGAAGGCGTGGGAGCGGATTCTTCAGAGTCACGCAGACCGCGGCGGAGAATGCGCGGTCAGGGACGAGATCGCAGAGTGGGACGCCATGGCCGAGAATGGGTTTCCGCCATGATGTCGCCGGCCTACTACCGCCGATTCATCCGTGAGTGGTGCGGCGGCGTCGAGGATGATTGCGCGATCTACGTGACCACGGGCAAGCGGTGCCCGCACGTGGAGAGCGGAGCCGTCGAGGTGGGCGAGGAGTGGCTCAAGCACCAAGCGATTCCGAGAGAGGCGATCGAAACGAAACCGAGGGTCAACAGCATCATCGAGGGCGCCAAGGGTGCTGCGTAATTCGCCCCGGCCGGCGCAAGTACCATAGTGAGGCAACGATGAACCGATCAAGCAATTCCTGGCTCGTGAATCCCGACGGGACACAGGGCTACTCGTGGAACCCGATTTTGGGCTGCTCGCCTGCGCACGTCGGGTGCAAGTTCTGCTACGCCGCCCGGCTCGCGTCCACGAGGCTTGCTCACCTGCCGGAGTACGGGGGCCTGACGAAGCGCTGCCCGTGCCCAGCGAAGCACGAACCGGCGTGGACCGGTGAAGTCCGCTTCTTTCCCGAGCGCCTGGCCGAGCCACTGCGGCGCCGCAAGCCCAGCAGCATCTTCCCCGTGGACATGGGCGACCTGTTCCACGAGAAGGTCACCAACGAGCAGATCGCGGCCGTGTTCGGCGTGATGGCGGCGACGCCCCAGCACCGCTACTTCGTGCTGACCAAGCGGGCCCGGCGCATGCGGGAGTGGTTCGCGTGGGTGGACGGGCAGCGCGACTGCGGCAGCGGGCGCTGGCAGTTTCAGGCGGAAGCCTGCCGAGGATTCGCCATCGACTTGCTGCCAGGAGAATCGCCTCTCAAGGGATACGATAGGCGCTGGCCTCTCCCCAACATCTCCCTCCTAGTCAGTGTGAGCGACCAGCGCACGGCCGACGAGCTGATACCCGAGCTGCTGCAGACCCAGGCGGCGATGCGGGGGGTAAGCCTAGAACCGATGGTTGGGCCGGTTGACCTAACCCGCATGGTGCTCGTCGAGCCAAGGCCTCCGCACGGGCCTGGCGTGTACCTGAACGCGCTCACGGGACTGGTGTCAGGGCCGGACGACGTTCTGCCCAAGCTCGACTGGGTCATTGTGGGCGGCGAGAGCGGAAGCAACGCGCGCCCCTGCCACGTCGAGTGGATTCGCTCGGTCGTGCGCCAGTGCGCGGAGGCCAAGGTTCAGTGCTGGGTTAAGCAGTATGGGAGCAACGCCATCGGAGACGGATACGACCTGGGCGACGAGACCGTGCGCGAGCTGGACGCCGCCGGCTGCGACATTCTCGACACCTACGCGCCCGACATGCTCGGCGCGGCCCCGAAGAGCCGGCTGCCGATGCGGTCGCGGGCCGGCGCGAACCCGAGTGAGTGGCACCCGTCGTTGCGCGTCCGCCAGCGGCCGGTGGGGTGGTGACCATGACGAAGGCCGACCGCGAGGCGCTGCGGAAGCGCATGGTGGACAAGGGATGGGCGCGCGTGGAGTCGTTCGACAACCTGCTCGGGCTCATCGTTCGCGAGAGCGACCGCGCCGTCCGCCGCGAGCGGGCGCGCACGGTGCCCACAACGGTAACAGGCAGGTGGGTGGACCAGAAGTGGATTCCGGCTGTCGTCGGGCGGCGCAAGCATGGCTACTGGCTGATGACGGTGCAGACGAGGAAAGGAAAGCGAGCATGACCGACGAGACGAAGATCGAGGCGATGAGTGATGAGGAGCTGGCCGAGAAGCTCGACGTGTTCTTGGACGGCTGTTACGACTTCGCGCACGCGCCCTGGGAGGAGAAGCCTCCAGGAAGTCGACACGCAGCCATGCGCCGACTGGAGCTTGTGCGCGAGATGCTCGGCCCGCCCGAAGGCGGAAGCGCACACCGTCGCGACCCTACGCGCGGCCCTGCGCAAGAGCGAGGCTGAGCGGCTCGCGGCGCTCGGGCAGGTCGAGGACTTGCGGGAGAAGCTGGCCGCCCCCGCGCTGGCCGACGAAGAGAAGTACGCGCGCATCGGCCGCATGGTCGTCCAGCTCGTGAAGGACTACGACCTGAACAGGCTGGTTGTGCAACTGCCACACCCGTCGCCGATGTGCCCGTGCGCGGAATGCCAGGGGCGTTTTGACAACCTAGGGAAGGGAAAGCCATGAACGCCAAGATAGAGTCCCCCGCGCTTGCCGTCGAGCCGCTGAGCGTAGCCGAGATCGCGCAGATTGCCACCGAGGCGCGTAGAGTAGGCACGTGCACGGCAGAGGGGATTGGATTGTGCGTCGCCGAACGCCAGCGAGCGAAGGTCCGCCCCGCGCCGCTGCCGACGGTTGATTCGCTGGCGAAGGTGCTCCTGCCAATCATCACGTCGGCACCATCTGGTGAGACGTGCGCGGTAGAGTGCGCCCGCGCCGTCCTCGCCCACCTCGGCGCGCAGCCGGCGGCAAGCGAAGGCTATGACTGGGCCGAACGGGCGGCGCTGCTCGGGGCGCAGGTTGCGCGCCTGACCCGCGAGAATTCCGAGCTTGCGGAGCGAGCCGCAGAGGCGCAGCTTCGCTTCCGCACCGAGGAGAGCCGGCACGCTGAGACACGAGAGCGCCTGACCCGCGAGCGTGACGAGGTGGCACACATGGTGGTTCATCATGAGAAGCGCAAGCAACTTGAGTTCGGATTACGCGAGCTTGGCATCGGGAGGCGCGGCTCCCCGGAAGACGACGCTCTGACCACGATCCGCGAGCAGCGCGCGAAGCTCGACGAGCAGGCTCGGACGTTGAGCGAGCAGGCGGCCGAGATCGCGCGGCTCAAGGATGCCCCGCGGTTTGTCAAGGATGCCCCGCGGTTTGTCGGTTCGGCTGAACTCGCGGCCGCCAGAAGTGAGTCCGTCCCGCAAGCGCCGCCCGCCGAGGCGTGCTCCAACTGCGACGGCCGAGGCGAGGTCGCCATCGATCGCGTCGGCGACGGGCCGGAGGGCAGGCAGGCGCAGTGCCCGAAGTGCAAGCCCGCCGAGGCGCCGATGCCGAGGCTGGAGAGCGAGACCCGCAACTGGGCGATGGACGAAGACCCGTGTGGAGAGGCGGGGAAGACTGTCGCTGACATGATCTTGCGGGCCGCCAGCGCCGACATGGCCGACGCCGTGAAGGCTGCCGTAGAGACGTGCGCCAAAGGGTTCGCGGTGCTGCGGGAGCGTGACACGCTGGAGATCAAGCAGATGCGCGAGGTCATCGTCTGGCGCGAAGCGGATCGGGAGGCGGACGCGAGACGGATTGCCAAGTTGGAGCAGGAACTTGAGGCTGCGCTGACGGCTGCCGATAGGAACGGCGAGGCGCGCGACGCCGCCCGCCGCCAGGCCGAGGAGAACGCGCAGGAATGCGAGAGACTGCGTGGAGCGCTATCCGAGGCAAAGTACGACCGCGACAACGCAGCCAAGCTGGCCGAGGAGTCGAGCAAGCGCATCGTGGAGCTCGAGGAGAGCTACTCGGCCGCGAAGGAGTCTATCAATGGGCTGCGCGAGGCGCGCGACAACTGGCATCGCCAGGCCGAGGAGAACGCGCAGGCCGCGCGGGAACTGGCCGAGCTGCGGAAGCTGGCGCCCAGGTTCATTCTCGGTCTGCGTGCTGAGGGCGAGCGATCTGACTACGAAAGAATCCAGTCGCTTCTCGACCAGCCGGAGGTGAAGCCGGGCGACGCTGAACAGAAGAACGAAGGAGGAAAGTGATGCTCGAACGAATGCTGAACGCGTGGACGATCCGAGGCTGGTCCGTGGTCGCCGTGGCGATGGTGCTGGCGCTCATCGCCGTCGCCGTGTCCGTGATCACCGGCGTGGTGCTCGGGGCATCGTGGGCCATCAACAACCAACCGCTCGCGCTGGCGGCGCCTGTCTCTGCCTTCGCAGCGTGGAAGATCTGGAGGGCCTTCGAGTGACGGCGACGTTGCACGTATACAGGAACGGCGCCACAGACTGGTTCGTGGCCGAGTCTGCCGAAGAGGCTCACGCCATGGGACTGGAACTCGGCGCGCTCGTTGGCGCCGATGAAGAATACGCTGACGAGGTGTACGTTCAGTGCGCCGACGATTCGTTTCTGAAGATCGATAGCGAGAACGGCCCTGGAGTCGAGGCAAAGACGTGCGCCGAGTGGGCGGCATCCAGCGGCAAGGGATTCCTTTGCACGGAGAACTACTGATGGCGACGAGCAAGGCGAAGTGCGCGGCGTGCGGGAAGCCGGCTCGGAACGAATGCCACACGGACACATCAGGGCGGCAACTCTGCGTGAACTGTTGGGCGCACGTCCCGATTAGAGAGGTGGCCAAGATGATCAGCGAACGAACCGCGGCGAAGCGCCCAGCGCGCAAGCCGGCAGCTCGACGGTGCACGTGCGGGCACGCCGAGTCTCGGCATGGAACGCAAGGATGCTCGGTTTGGACGCCGAACGGACCGTGCATGTGCATGCTGTTCCTCCCGACGAGCCCGAGAAAGACCGCGCGCAAGCCGGCGGCGAGGAATCCGAGGTGGAGTAGCAACGGAGCGCTGCTGCTGTTCGACGGCGCGATCAAGCTGCTGTCGTACCACGAGGACAGCAAAGGCCACATGGACCCTGGCGCTGTCGTGCGCGCCCTCAATCGAGCCAACGTCGTGCTGCCGGGGAAGGTGCGGCGGTGAAGACGGTCCTGCTCCAGTGGTCCGGCAGCGAGGGCCGATGGTATTGGCGCTGGTACAGGCCAGAACCGCCATCGTACCTGCCAGGCCTTCGGCAGTGCCGGCGAAACCACTGCTCGATCTTGCCGTGCATGCGCGTCGTCACCGTCGAGTCCGCCAGAGAGGACTACGGGCTGCGGCTCGCGCCCGTCGATTGGACCGGTGTCCATGAGGTGCGGCGGTGAAGAAACAACCAATCATGTGCGCCAACGCGGTACTGGCCTCCGACCGTCCCAAGACCCCGAGCGTCTGCCGAGAGTGCCGAGGTGTCGGCGGGCGCCACAAACTCGATTGTGAGACAGGGAAGAGGTCGCCGCGAGAGCAGGAGCCGGGGCCGGGGCTGGAACTTGCAGAGCGCAACCTGCGCGATGGATACGTGGTGGTCGAATCGCAGGCCAAGGCAATCGCCGACGAGCTCGACCGGCTCCGCGCCGAGCTGGCGAAGGCCCAGGCCAACTATCAGTTCATGGTCGACCGAGCATGCGACGAGCGCTTGGACGGATACCGCGAGTTGGCATCGAAACTATGCGCTGCCGAAGAGGACTGCGACCGGCTCCGCGCCCTGGTCCGTGAGCTTGGCGGCGAGCCGTGACGCTGGTTCAGCTGCTCATGGCGAAGCTCGAAGCGCTACAGGCCGAGAACGCCGACCTGAGACGTCAGCTCGAAGAACACAAGACCGAGTCGGCCGCGCTCGATGTGGAGTTGTCAGAATCCGTGACCGACCTGAGACGTCAGCTCGCAGAGGCGCGCAAAGGCCGCTGCTACGACTGCGGTGGAGTCGGCTGCGACGGCTGCGACGGTACCGGCGACGCAGGAACGCAGACGCTGAAGCTCAAGAATCGCGTCCACGAGATTGAGGTGAAGCTCGAAGAGGCCGAGCGCGAGCGGGGGTATGCCAACGCCAAGCTCGAAGAGGCGCAACGTGAGTACGCTGCCGAGCATGCGGCTCTGGTCGCGCAGTCGGCCCACGCGTTTAGGGAACACGAGGAGGCCCGGGGCGAGGCGCAGCGGACGGTGTATGTCGCCGCTGACTCCGCAGGCGACGCCGTGAAGAGCGCTCCGTGGTGGCCCACCGAGGAGCTCGCAACTATGGTCAAGGGAGTCGTGGGAGAGCACGTGTACGCCGTCACGCTGACGGCGCGGAGGGTGAAGCCGTGAACGACGACCGTGGCGGGCGGCTAACGAGCCTCTTGCGGTCAAGCGCGCCGCGTGCCATCCTGGTGACAGCGCGTATGATAGCGACCGTGGACATAGCAAGTAACGGAGTCGGGCATGCCCGGCGGCTTGCTAGTACAGCGCCGATTTCTCGGCGTCGAGGCGTGGATGCCGGCTCAACCCTCTCTGCCATCCAACGTTCGCACGGTCCCGCGCTGACACAGCTCATCGGTAGCCGCTTCGGTGGCCCGACCAGGCGACCCACCCCCTGCCTATGAGCAACTGACGCTAGGACCCTGGCGAAGACGGAGCCAGTACCCAGATCCGGAAGAGGGGAACTTGGCGTCTTCCACCAATCGCCCACGTTATGGGCAGGGTTGCGTTAGCGCGGTTTTGGTTGACTTGGCGGAGACGGCGTGCCAGGGTGTCAAGTAGAGGTTCACGCGCGCGGGCGTATGGGCCGAGAGCAAAGGTTTCGAATCATGAGCAGCGAGAGCGACAAGGCGGCTCGAATTACAGCGAAGGGGCTTCGGATCATCGACCAGATGCTCGACGTCCTTGAGAAGGTTCCATACGACGATTGGTCGAAGACGCACGTGAGGGACGTCAGCGATTGCGTCATGGCGGCGGTGAAGGTGCAGGCTGAGGAGCGGGCGCAGCTCGAATTCGAAGAAGGCGCCAAGCTGTCCCCTGAGGACATCCGCGCGTTGCTCAAGGAATACCTAGCCGCTCTGCCACAGGCAGAATACGCGGCACTTGTCGCGGAGGCCCGCGCAGCGCAACCATCAGAGGTGCGCGCGTGACACGATGCTGGTAGCGCTGCAGTACTGGCGAGGAGACGAGGCCGAGGCGCTGAGCCTGGCCCGGCTGATTGCCGATATCGAGCCGAAGGAACGAGAGGACGTCGTGCTGGTCCTGGCACGAGCGTTTGACTGTCCGTTGTCACCGGAAGCCGAGGCCACTCAAAAGCACTGCTCGGCGAAGCTGCGGACGATGCTCCTGCAGTCCCATGTGGAGCGCGTCGGCCACCCGTCGGGCTGCTACGGCGTTTGGGCTGGGACGGTGGGCCGGCTCTATCAGCTCTGGTCGTCGGGCATGATCGACTCGCGCCACGACTCGGTGGCCACGTTTGAGGCGGACGGCTGCCCCGTTCGGTCCGACTGGCTCGACCGGCTGCAGGCCGCTCACGGTCGCACGCTGACCCAGGGGCTACGCGTGACCGGCGCCGTGATGGACGAGCCCATCCCGCACGTCAACGGCAATCTTGTCATGCACCTGAGTGTCTGGGGCGACCGCCCGTCCCTGCGCGATTCCATCCATAACGTCGCGTGGGACATCCAGCATGCTCGCGTGCTGATTCCGCTCACGCGTCCGTGTGGCGTCATCCGCAATGAGTACGAGACGCGCGACTGGACCGAGGGCTGTCTCGCAGGCATTGCTCGCGAGGCCGCGTGGGTGCACGGGTGCAAGGACGATTCGATTTTGCGCATCGTCAGAGGATGGATGCGCGGGAAGTGGAGGCGCGATTGATCTCCGACCTGTTCCTGCGCACCTACCGCGGCGACTACCAGTGGCTGCCGTACCTGTTCCGCTCGCTGAATCGACACGCCAGCGGCTGGCGGAAGTTGATCGTGGTCGTGCCCGTCGGGCAGGAGGCGGACTTCCCCGTGCTGCCCGAGCTGGACGCGCCCGAATTCTGCGAGGCGGTCGAGTTCGCGACCTGCCCAGTCTACGCGAACGACTACATCGGCCAGCAGATCACCAAGCTGCGCGCGTGGGAGCTGAGCGACGCAGACGCCATCGGCTACCTCGACTCAGACATGGTCTTCACGCGTCCATTCGATGCCAGGGCGCTGCCGACCTCGGGCATGGGCGCTCACCCCGACGGCGTCGGCGCAAGGCCTTGGAGCGAAGCTGGTGAGGCCAAGGATGCATGGTATGAGTCGACCCGCGACCTGCTGGGATTTGAGCCGACACACGAGACGATGTGCCGGCATCCGTTCGTCTACCGCCGAGAGACCATCCAGGGATGCTACGAGCACGTAGTCGGCGAGGATGGCCTGCTCGAATACGGCCGTTGCTTCTCCGAGTTCAACTTGCTTGGGAACTACGCCATACACAATGGCGCCGCGACATACACCCCGGCCGGGCCCGAGCTGCAGCGCCAGTTCCGCAGCTACGATGGCCTGACCGTGGATACGTTGCAGTGGCTGGCTGTCAACGGCTACGACTCGCACGTGCCAGCCGAGAAGCTCGACGGGCAAGGGGGCATCTGGACGATCGCGGCCGACTCCACCGTCAGCCGTTGGGACCGCGAGACCGGGCGCTTGGACCACGACCAGAACGCATTGCCTCGCATCCTGGACGCGTTCCGTGGCCGGCCGGTGGTCTGGGACGTCGGCGCCCTCATCGGCGACCACTCGCGATCGTACGCAGACGCGGGCCACCGCGTGGTTGCCATCGAGCCGCAGCCAATGGCGTTTGAGTGCTTGGCGCGCAACTTCGCCGGCAACGACCGCGTCACATGCCTGCATCTAGCCGCCGGTGCCAGCGAGCAAGTGACGCTCGCCTCTCCCGACGAACAGAACGCGGGTGCGCGGTTCCTCACGCAGGTCGCCGGCGGGCACGAGACGGTGCTGCTGGACGACCTGACCCGCGTCTACTCGGCGCCCGACGCGATCAAGCTCGACGTCGAGGGGTGGGAGGTCAAGGCCCTGCGCGGAGCATCGGCCATCCTGGCGAGCGTCCGCCCGGTCATGGTGATCGAGGTCAACCGCGGGGCGCTGGTCCGCGCTGGCGACTCGCCCGAAGCTTTGCACGAGCTGCTGACCTGGTGCGGGTACCGCATGCGCGACCTGTACACCAACGAGCCGTGGCTGGCCGGGGACACGCGCGAGCAGTTCGATATCGTGGCCAAGCCGATTCGCCACGTCGGCGGTAACGGCAGCAAGCCCAAGCTGCGCATCCTGCACAACCTAGCCCGTTCGGGCGGCACCATCGTGTCCCGCTGTCTGGCGTGTATGGACGGCGTCGCGCTGCTGTCCGAGGTCCACCCGACGTTCTGGCAAGGCTGGAACGACCCTGTCTTGCAGGCGCGGAAGTGGTACGGCGTCCATGTCCCCGACGATCTGGACTTCGTCGACACGATCGCCGCGCTGGAGGAAGCGTTCCGGGCCCGCGGGCAGATGCTGGTGCTGCGCTCGTGGGACTTCGTCGACTTCATCCCGAGTTCGAAGAACCGAAAGCCGGCCGGGCGGTCGCAGCTGACCGAGTCGTTGCGGGAACGGTTTGAGCTGGTGGAGTCGGCGCTCCTGCGCGGGGCAACCGAGGCGCATGCATCGGTAGAGCGATTCCTTGGCGAACGCGTCGATCAGGCCGCGTTTGTCGAGGGCGCGTGGGCGTTCTCGTCGCAGCCGTGGTCCGCCGTTGATTACGAGGTGCTGTGCCACGACCCACAGGTATTCATGGCTGAGTTGTGCCGACAGCTTGATCTGCCGCTCGACCCGGCATGGGCCACCAAGTGGCAGTCCTACGTCAACGTCACCGGCGACGTTGCAAACCAACTCGAACGGGTCCACATTGGAAGAAAGGAAACACCGCATGCCGAGTGATGACCGCAGCCGACCAACCAGCGACGAGTACCGCGACGGGTGGGAGCGGACGTTTGGGCGACCGGGCCGAAGGCTTGGCAAGCACTGGCTCGATGGCAGGTGCGAGTCGTGCGGGCACAAGCACAGCGGCAAATGCGGTGAGCCCGTGGGCGACGGCTGCGACGACGACGACCGCCCGATCTGGAAGACGTGCGATTGCGAGGGCAAATGAAAGTCGCACACATCGACTGCAAGACCTGCGGCGGCAAGGTCAAGATCGTCCGCAAGAAGTGCGCCGAGATTCCCGGGCACGTCGAGATGATCGCCAACTGTCACGGGATGTGGCACGTTGACATCGTGTCTAAGAAGGCCACCGCTCCTCGACTTGTTCCGTTCTTCCGCATGGCCGAGCGGATGCCGAAGGACATGGCCGAGGCAAGGCGCGTCTATGGGCCACCGCCCGGCAAGCCTGGTTCGCAAATCGTTTCTGTGGAGGTCCGCCACTCAAGCGATCTGGAATGGGTCGTAGACGAACTAGATCGGGACGGAGGCTGGATTGCCCAGCAGGTGTTCACCGACGAGCAGAAGGCAGAGTCGTGCGCAAGCCAGCGCCGCCAGGACATCCTCACGCTCAAAGTGTGGGAGTCATGAGCGACTTCGCCATCCGCGCCGCGACCCGCGCCGACGAGCCATTCATCTACAAGGCCTGGCTTCGCGGGTACTGGGACCACTTCCCGGCGCGAGCGATCGTGTCTGAGTCCGAGTTCTTCGAGCGCTGGCACCGCGTGATCGAGCGCATCTTGGCCGACAAGCGGACAATCACGGTCGTCGCGCACGTCGAGGGCGAACCGGATTCGTTGCTTGGGTTCGCGTGCGCGAACAGCGACTGCGTCCACTGGGCATACGTAAAGCAGGCTTTTCGCAAGCTCGGCATTGCCCACGCTATGCTGAATCGCATCGTGTTCAAGGGTTCACGCGGGCGAGAGACTCCGTGCGGGTGGCCCGCGATCAGCCACTGGCCCGGCCCCGTCGATGGCTGGACGTACGCGCCGCAACTACTGAGGGAGTACGCAGAATGATCTTCGAGGGAGAAATCGACAGCGTCGACGGAATCGCGGTCAAGCGCAGCGAGATCGATATCGCGAGGTATGGGGAACAGGAGCCTGAGTTTAAGGCCGCCTGGGCCATCCGCGCATTCAAGCCTGGTCCAGAGCATTGGGTTGGAATCCAAGCCATGGTCGAGTTGGCCGACGACTTCCCGGCTTTCAGGCCTGGAGACCACATCCGCATCACGGTGGAGAAGATCCCATGAGGCACCCGGGACCGTGGAAGGATGCCGATTCGTTCAGCAGCGACAAGATCGTGGACGCCAACGGGGACATGGTCATCGAATCGATGAGCGGCTACGAGGACTCAAGCCTAAACTTTGGCAGCGATGAAGCCGCGCGCCTCGTTCTCGCCGCGCCCGAGCTGCTGGCCGCGCTGAGGTTGGCGCGTGCTGCCTTGGACCGCGCCCAGGTACTTTGGACCGGCGAAAAGGGGAGAGAAGCGCGCAACGCATGGGAAACCGCACACGCACTCATCTACCGCATCGAGAAAGGCGAAACATGAACATCAAGTCGGTCCGATTCCCGTCGCCCGTCGCCGTCGTGAAGGGAGAACTCCACACCGAGTGGATGCCAGGCAAGCGCGGAGTGCGGGAGATTCATGTCTGGAGCGACACCACATTGCTATTCGTGATGGACGGCGTAGGCAACCTGCTCGCGCAGATTCTGCCAGGCACGGTGATCGCCGTCGACATGCCGGACACGACTGGGCAAACGTTCGTGGAAGCCAAGGTGACAGCCACGCCATTGCCACCGCCGGCAGATAAGGCACCCGATGGACACGCAAGCAGCACGCCTAGCAAGGACCCTCCGCCAGCTCGCCCAATCCCGAAGAGCGGCCGAGTTCAGCGCTGAGGCTTGCTGCTTCCTAGAGCAGCTTGCGGCGTGCCGTAGCCCACGGAAGCGCAAGGTTTTGCGCTGCGGTCGTCGTGCGGGCAAGACGCGGCTGATTGCGATCGCGCTGCTTGAAGCCGCCTTGCAGCTCCCGGCGGTGCCGGTTCTTTACGTCACGTTGACCAGGGGGAACGCGAAGGAAATCCTCTGGGACGAGTTGCTGTCAGTCCACGACGAATACAAGCTAGGATTCAGGGTCCGCGAGGGCGCGCTTGAATTGATCAGCCCGCTGGGCATCAAGATCCAGCTTCGCGGCGCCCACACGAAGCGGGAGATCGCCAAGTACCGCGGGAAGAAGTTCAAGCTGGTCATCCTTGACGAGGCGCAGTCGTTCCCCAACAGCGTGCTTGAACCGCTGGTCCGGGATGTCATCATGCCGACCCTGCTCGACTACGAGGGCACGCTATGGCTTGCTGGCACGCGCCCACCACTGCGGAAGGGATACTTCTGGGAGTGCTTCGACGGCAAGCTAAAGGACAGATACGAGCTGCACTCGTGGACGGTCAAGGAGAACACGAAGCTTCCAGCCAGGGCGGCCGGCAAATCGATAGAGGACATCCTCGCCGAGTTTCGCAAGGACAACGGCTGGACGGAGTCGGACAAGACATACCGCCGCGAGATTCTCGATCAGGATGTCGAAGATCGCGAAGCGCTGCTCTATGAGTACCTCGACACACGCAACGGGTACACGCAGCTCCCCCAGTCGCCAGCGTGGCACTACGCTTTGGCGTGGGACCTTGGCATAGGCGGCGACGAGGAGAAGCCGGAGCAAGAGGGCGGCACCATGTACCTCTGCATTTTGGGCTGGCCCGAGCACGATCGGCGCGTGTTCCTGGTCGACGAATGGAGCGGCAACAAGAGCGGAGACGCTAAGAGCGACATCACGGACACGGCGGCTGAGGCCCACAGGCTGATCGAGAAGTATCGGCCAGAGCGCTACGTGCTCGACTACGGGGGCCTAGGCAAGCTCATCGCCGCAGAGATTCGGCAGCGGCATCATATCCCGGTCAAGGCGGCCGAGAAGAGCCAGAAGGGCGCCTTCATCGCGCTGTTCAACACGGCCATGCGCAAGGGCGAGTTTTTCGCGCGAGCCGACTCGGTGTTTGCGCAGGAGTGCGCGTTGGTGAAAAAGGACTTCGAAGCGCTGGCCAACGGCGGGAAGCTCCAGGAGCTCCCTCCGCGCAAGGGCGGGTTCCACGGCAACGCAACCGACGGCGTGCTCTACGGCTGGCGCGAGTGCCGGGCGTGGATGGAGCAGCTGCCGCCCGAACGCCCGGAGGGCTACCGCGAGCCCACCGAGACGATGAAGCGCGCCCTGGCCGAGCAGAAGCGAGCGAATGGCAAAGACCCGCTTGACCTGCTCATGGGGTTCTGACGGACATTTCTGTCACGACAGAAACACCAGGCTTGACGGTGCTTTCGGTTCGTGCCATGTATAGAGTATGCGGACCGGTCAACTGCGGAGCCTCCTCAAGGAGCTGCGGGCCGGTGGCGTGTCCGAGTACTCCTCGACGAAGCGCGGCGAGACGGTAACGCTCAAGCTTGCCGGCCCGTTCGTGCCGTCGGTTTCAGCCTCGGCGAAGAGGGCTCCCGCAAAGGCCGCCGCGCCCTTCCCGCCGATTTCCAGCGAGCTGCGCAAGCAGCTGGAGAACTTGGGCGTAGACGCTGATCAGGCCCACGAGGTCCTGCGCGATGTCGGCATTGCCGCTGGGGTAGCCGATGGCCTCGACTAGGGCAATCGCTGTCGTCGGCAAGCTGGGCGCCGTCTGCGACGAACAGGCCTACGTCAAGCGCTACGATCGCGCGTCCATCGTGGTCGAGGTCGAGATTCCATGGGACTCGGCTTTGCAATGCGGGCTGGTCTACCGCGACGATTCTCACCACGGCGCGAAGACGGACATGCTTCCGGGTCAGCGCTGCACTCTGACGCTTGAGGTGCCGAATGGCGGCTAAGCGCAGCCTCGTCAAGCGCGGGGTCGCTCGGCTCCCCCACCGCATCTCGACGATGGGCAGCGCGGCCGACGTCGCCGACAACAATGGGCGCTGGTGGGAGAACGCTGGTGACGCCGGGGTGGCCCAGGCTCGCGCGCTGCTGACCACGCTGCACAGCCTGCACGGGCAGCGGCGGCTCTACGACGACCTCTACACTGGCCTGTACGAAGCGCAGCCGCCATTCTGGCTGATTCAGATGCGGGCCGGGGCGCCGATCGTCCAGGCCGCGTCGATCATGAATTCGTACACGAAGGCGCGAGCGAACATCATTCGTCGCTGCGTGGACACCGCCGCCGCGATGCTGGCCAAGAATCCAGCCGAGATTCGCTGCCAGACTGACGGTGCCTCGTGGAAGCTGCAGCGGAGGGCCCGGCAGCAGACCAAGTACATCAACGGCCTGCTCCGCGAGTGCGGGTTTCACGAGGCGCAACAGCGCTGCTTCATCGACGCGTGCCTTACCCGCGCCGGCGGGCTTGTGAAGATGTGGATTGACCGCAAAAACAAGCGGATTCGCTGCGATCGTGTCCACCCCGGCGCCTTTCTCTGGAACGACTACGAGTCGCCGCCGCTGCGCAACGCGGGCCTGCGCTACCTGGAATCGAAGAGCGTCTTGATGGACCGCCACCCAGAACTGGCCGCGCAGATTCGCACAGCTCCGCACGGGACCAACCCGCAACTCACGCACATCTACCGCCGCATGTTCGGCAACGAGCTGATGGCCGACCAGGTCGAGGTCAGCGAGATGTGGCACCTCACCGAGGACGCCGAGAAGCCGGGCCGGCACATCATGGCTCTGCCCAACGTCACGCTTGAGGATGAGCCCTGGGAGTTCGATTTCTTCCCGATTCCGCGGCTTTTCTGGGCCGAGGCCGACCGCGGCTCGTGCAACTCGCCGGTGGCCGAGCAGCTCGTCGGCTACCACACGCAGATCGGCGAGATGATGCTCGCCATCTCGAAGAGCCAGCGCCTCGCGTGCGTCCCTCGCGTCTACATCGAGAAGGGCAGCGATATCGTCGAGGACGAGATCACCAACGCGATCGGTGGGGTCGTCCACTACACCGGCACGCCTCCGACGATCGCCACCTCGCAGGCGATGCCGCCCGAGTTCTACCAGTACTTGAACCAGCTCGTCGCGTGGGCGATGGCCGACACCGGGCTGAACGAATTCCAGGCCCAGGGCACGCTGCCGATGGGCATGCAGGACGCTTCCGGGCGAGCTCTCCGCGAAATGAACGACACGGGCAGCACGCGCCAGGTGCTCAAGGGTCAGCGCATTGAGCGGCACACGATCAGCGCCGGTGAAATGGGCTTCCGCATGTCGGCGAAGCTGGCCAAGGAAAGCCCGGACTTCGCGATCAACGCCCTTGGCGCCCGCAGCTTTGAGCGCATCAAGTGGTCTGAGGTCGAGGGCGACATCCGCGATATCCGCATGGTGACAACGCCGACGAGCATGCTCGGCTCGACGACGAGCGGCCGCATTCAAAACGTCGTGGATATCATCAAGGGCGGATTGCTCCCGCCCGACGAGGTCAACGGCGGGCTCGGCCTCAAGCTGCTTGCCTTCCCAGATTTGGAGAAGGTCGTCACGATGGAGACGGCCATTCGCGAGCTGATCGAGATGATGGTCGACGGGGCGCTCTACGACGGCGACTACTTCGCGCCTGAGCCGTATCTTGGTCCGCAGGGGTTGACGCTGCTCAAGACGATGGCGTGTCGGACCTACTTCCACGCGTTGCAAATGGACGGCGTGCCAGCGAAGAACCTGGACATGCTTCGTCGCCTCATGAGCGAAGCGGACTTTCTCACGCAGAACTTCGCGGCCAAACAGGCGCCGATTCAGCAGCCGCAGGCCAATGTGCCAGCGCCCGCGCCGGCCCCGCTGCAGCAGTCCCCGCTGGCTCCGCCTCCGATGCCCGAGATGCCCATGCCGGGCGGGGGGCAGCCGCAATGACCTACGCGCGCAAGGCCAAGGCTTCGCAGATCGGCTACAAGCGCGGGCGCAAGTCTACCACCGTCGACTCGCGGCCCCCGTCAGACGCGTATCGATCCGGCTGCGACCGCATGGGCTGGGCGTTCGCGCCGGTCCACCAATTTTGTCCCCAATGCGGCCACACGCCGGGGTGGTGTAGTTGCCACGCCGGCCGCGCCGTAGAGCAATCACAGGAGCACAATGGCTGAAGCGACACAAGCCACCACGACCGCCACCGCGACGAGCGCGCTTGCCGCGACCGTCACCACGTCGACGCCGCCCCCGGCCGATTTGACCGCCACCAGCACGCTCGACCCGCTGGCCGCGAAGGACGTCAGCGACCGCCGACACGGGGCGCACCAGAAGGCCGCAGCTCGCGCAGACGCGGCGATCGCCAAGGCCATGTCCGGAGACAAGCCGGTCGCCGAGAACGCGAAGCTTGGCGAAGATGGCAAGGCCCCAGAGGCTCCCAAGGCGGAAGGCGAGAAGCCGGCCGAGGACGCCGACAAGACCAAGGCTGACGCGGAGGCCAAGGCGGCCGAGGACAAGAAGAAGGCCGAGGAGTCCGCCGCCAAGGATACGCGCCTTTCCCGCGCCATGGCGATCGTTGCCGAGCGCGAGCGAGCCGTGGCCAAGCGTGAGAACGCGTTCAAGTCGCAGATCGAGACGGAACGTCAGAAACTGGAGGCCGAGCGCCGCACGTTCCAGACCGAGAAGGCCGGCGACGCCGCTGACCTCGATTTCGTCCGCAAGGTGCGCGAAACGATTCAGACGCGCGGCAAGTACGCCGCTGCGGCGCTGTTCGGGTTCTCGATGGAGGAGTTGGTAGAGGCCAAGTCTCACGAGGTCGAGCCGAGCGCCAAGATCATCGCCGAGCAGGAGGCCCGCCGCATCTACCAGGAGGCCGAGGCCGCGCGTGCGAAGGCCGCGAAGGACGCTGAGGAAGCCGACGCCGCGAAGAAGCGCCAGGATGAAGAGCAGATCGCGGCCAAGGAACAGGCCGAGGCGATCGAGTTCGTGGACATGGCCGTCCAGCTTCACAACGCCGACACGTCCAAGCGCCCGTGGTTGGCCCTGACGCCGGTCACTGGTGAGCAGCTTTGGCACCTCGCCAAGAACATGCAGACCGAGGCCGGGCGCAAGCCAAGCGCCTCCGAGGTGCTCGACCGCGCCGAGAAGCTTTTGGCAGACCGCTACGCTCCGCTCACGGCGAAGACTGCGGCCGAGCCGCCCCCACCCGCTCCCGCGGCTGCCAAGCCTGTCGAGGCCGACAAGCCCAAGGAGCCCCCGAAGCAAGAAGCAAAGAAGCCGCCTGCAGAGCAACCACGCAAGCGGTACGAAAAGCGCATCACGCCGATGGATCGCGCTGCCGCGGCCTTGCGAAGCCGTGGAATTGACCGTTAGTCGGTGAGCAAATAGTCAGCGAAACACGGCCGAGCGACACGCCGAAGTGAAGATCCATGACCAACACACTTTGGAGAAAACACCATGTCTCTCGACGTCACAGCAGCACAAGCAATCCTCCGGGAAACCTACCCGAACGGGATTGTGGACATCGACTACAAAAAGGCCAAGACGCTTGCTCTGCTCCGCAAGGAGAAGGGCACGCTGGTTGAGGCGCCGTTCGGCTACGGCTTCAAGATCCCGATCAAGTACAGCAACCCGCAGGCCGGCTCGGCGACCTACGCCACTGGCTACGGCCAGGCGGCGAGCGAGTACAGCCGCTACACCAACTGGTTCCTCACCCCTGGTGAGCTGTTCCAGTTCGCGCGGGTCAGCGGTTCGCTGATTCGTCGTTCTCAGGGCGTCGGCTCGTTCGTCAAGGCGATCGTGTCCGAGATCGAGAACGCCAAGACCGCGCTGACCCGGTACTGTGAAATGTACCTGGACGGCGACGGTTTCGGCGCTCTCGGCCAGGTCGGCAGCATCACCGGAACGAGCATCACGCTCAAGTACCCATGGCAAGCGCGCTTCTTTGAGATCGGCACGACCATCTGTGGCGCCGACAGCAACTCGACGAGCGTGCTCAAGGCTCCGACGGTGGGCAAGTACACCAAGATCACCGCGCGCAACACGGCGACGGGCGTTCTCACCACGGCCGGCGACATGTCGTCAGGCGGCACTCCAATCGCCGCCAATGACTACCTGTTCCGCTACGGCGACCGCGAAGACAGCGCCAGCGCCTCTCGGCTCCTGCCCTGCGGGTTCACGGGATTCATCCCTGACACCGACGCGGCACGTTCCAGCAGCTTCTTCAACGTCAACCAGACGTTGTCGGAGCGGCTCGGCGGGCTCCGCCGGTCGGCAACCACGAGCGGCAATATGGAAGAGGCGCTGCTCGACATGAGCGCCGACATCGACGCCGCTGGCGGCACCACCACTCACTGCGTGCTCGGCGCAAACACCCACGCGAAGCTCGGGAAGTCCCTGCTCAACAAGACATACCTCGACATCGAGGACATGGACGGCGTGAAGCTTGGATTCAAGGGCCTCGTGATCCAGGGCGCCAGCGGCGACTTCCTCGTCTACAGCGACAGCGCTTTTGCCGAGGGCCGTGCGCGTCTCTTCGACATCGAGGACGTCGGTATTCAGCACACCGGCGACGACCTGTGCTTCATCGATCAGACGGACGGCCTGATGGTCCGCGAGATCGCCGGCACCGACGACTGGGGCGCTCGTGTCGTCTCCAGCTGGCAGTTCCACGTGGACGCTCCCGGCCACGCTGCCGTCATCACCAATCTGTAATCGCCCAATCCGAGAAAGAGAAGGAACATCATGAGCGTACTTTTCAACAGGGTTTGGCGTCACCTCAAGGGCCAGAACCGAAGCGGCATGGTTCGCGTTTCAGGGTCGGCGATCATCGGCTCGTCTGGGGCGGTTTCGTCCTACGACTCGCCGGGGTTCAAGATCCAGAAGAACGACGGGCAGACGGGGCGCTACCGTATCCAGCTCCTGGCCGAAGATGGCGTCACCTACGCTGTCCCGGCCATGGTGTATTCTGGAACCACGGTGGTCGCTCCGTTCGGTTTCCAGGACTTCAACGTGTCCATCGTCAGCGCCGTTGCCGCCAACGCACTGACCACGAACAGCGCGGTCCACTGGGCAATCAGGAACTACACCCCGCAAGATGGCTACTTCGAGGTGCAGTTCTTCAAGGACATCACGTCGTCCACCAACGAAACACACGTGGACTGCGACATCGAGAGCGGTGGGAAGTTCTTCATCGCGTTCTCAGTCAAGACGTCCTCGGTGACGCCATGATGGACGACGCTGACAAGGCGGCAGCGGCCGACGCTTGCGAGCGATTTTGGGAAGCTGGGAAAGCTGGCAAGTACGAGGAAGCGGCCGACGCTTACCGCGACCTTCACGTGCTCATCGACGAGCAGTTGGAGGCCGAGGAAGGCGAAGGAGAAGAAGGCGGCGAGTACGGCGGCGAGAAGAAAGAGAAGCGACCGCTTGCAGCCATCCTGATCGGAGGCCCGAAGAAGTAACCAAGGGGCCGGGCGGCCCAACAAGTCGCCCGGCCTTTCACCATGTTTCAAAGCATCACCCCACAAGCCATCATCGACGATTGCCTTTCACTGTGCGACCAGGATGGCTATGGGCTGTTCGGTTCGTCTGACGACAAATACCCGATTCTCGTTAGGTGGATCAACAACGAGTTGACCACGTTGTGGCAGTGGGGCAAGCGGGTGAACCGCGACGTGTTCACCAAGGTTACCGGCTCGCTCACGATGCCAGCCGGGGCCTATACCATGTCGATGACCGCGGCGGCGCCCGCCGGCGCGGCAATCACCGACTGGGGCAGCCCTCGCGGCGTTGACGTGTCCACCTCGACCAGCAACTGGCGCAAGCTCAAGCTATACAACTTCGTCACGCGCGACCACGTCGGCCTGCTGTCGTATCGGTTCATCGGCGACACGCTCTGGCTCCAGCCCACTGACCAGGCAGCGTCCTACCCGTTCCGCGTCTGGTACCTCTACTCGGCGCCGGTGGTGACGACGGCGACGCTGGCCAACGCGATCAGCATCCCCGAAGGCAGCGACGAGTACATCAAGCAGGGAGTGGTGGCCAAGATGCGGATCAAACTCGACGACAACCCGGCGCCGCACTATGCGCTCCAGCAGCAGGCACGCTCAGAAGTCACCGCCACGCTGACCAGCGCCCACGGTGACCAAATCATCATCGCCGACGTCATGGACGAAGTCGGCCCGGAGCTTTGGTAGATGGCAGCCGGCCAGCCATCGTTGCTCGACGTCAGGTTGCTTGGCCTCGACGAGAAGGCCAACACGCGCACGGCGGTGGCTGGAACTATCGTCGACGGCAGCAACTGGACCATGGACAAGGATGGCCGGGTCAAAAAGCGGTCTGGCCTGACCGCGCTGGCGATGACGGACGCCGACGGAGCCGCGATCACCGGTGGCCGCGAGCTGTCGTCCCTCGGCGACGAGCTCGTGTTGGCCACGCGAGACAAGCTCTATGGCCGCGACTCCACGTCGGGAGCCTGGGCAGCCCGTGGCCGGCGCGCCTACGAATCCCTGCGAATCACCCCGGCCAACGCGACCAACGCCCCATGCGACGGCACAGAATCGCTCCTGCAGACCGACGCCGCCGTTATCGGGCGCTACGTTCTCGTGCTCACAAGCGGCGGCGTGACGGCTGGCAGCGAGTCAGAGTCTGGATGGATGCTCGTCGACGGTACCAGCGGCGCCACGCTGCAGGCCAGAACGGCAACGCCAGCGAACTACTACGGGCTGACCGCATCGGAGACCGGCGAGGCCACCCCTCGGTTCATGGCTTTCGCCTGCGAACGCGGGACCACCAACCTACGCGTTGGCGAATGGGACGCTGACCACCGCGGCGTCACGTGGTCCGCGCTGATCGACGACATCATCAACATTCCAGACCGCAACACCTACGACTTGCAGCCATACGGCTACCAGGCCGCGCCCTACGCTGTCTGTCGCGTCGCCGCGAACGCGTGGCTGATTGCCTACCAGCAGACGAGCGGCGGTAGCTTCGTGGTCCGCAAGCTCACCAGGACGGCGGCGCTCACCTACACGCTGTCAGCGGCAAGCACGATCGAGTCGACGCTACCATCTGTGCAGTTGATTCCGGCCATCGCCCACAAGGCGGGCGACGCCGCTGCGACGGTCCTCGGGATGTACTACGGGACGCTGTACTACGGCGACGTCACGATCTCCACCATGGTGGTGTCGGGTACAGGCAACATCGAGCCGGCGGCGTGGACGTGCACCGGCGCGGCCCCGCTCGACAAGCCGTATTGCCGAGGCATCACGGCCACCGTTTCAGGCGTTGTGCCGTACTTCTTTTTCGACGTCGTCACCTATGACGGCGCCTACCACCGCTCGGTGTGGATCTGGAGTTCGGGGAAGGCTGACGCGCAACTGCTCGCCCGAGATGCTGGTCTGCTCTGCCACGTCTGCCAACTCAGCACTGCCGTGTCCGGCGAGATGACGGTTGGCGTGGCCCACGTCTCAGACTGGCAGGCGAGCGCGTTCTTGCTGCGCGTTCACGTGGTGACGGGCGCGTGGGATTGGATGGCGATCGGCGCCCACCTGTGCGCGGGCGACTACGCCGGGCGCGCGACCAGCACGTTGCTGCCACGGCTC